CTTTTTTTTTAAATTGGGGGTGCTAACAAAATGGTGTTTGAGATAAACGGCGTAAAGTGGAGCGTTGTTTCCGTTATGCCATCCTCTGACTGTCTGCGGCGTTCTGACGGGAGTTTTACGGTTGGTGTGACCGATAACACCACTCACTGTATTTGTCTTTCAAATCGGCTTGTAGGCGGCTTTAAGAGGAAGGTACTTATACACGAATTATGCCATGCAGTCTGTATGTCCTATGACATACACATCCCCTTAGAACAGGAGGAGTTTTTATGTGACTTTGTGGCTACTTATGGGGATGAAGTGTTCGATATGGTAGATATGATGGTCGGGGAAATTCGGAAAACGGCATAAAAAAAGGGAGTATACCGAAATTGATATACTCCCAATTTTTGTGTAGCTTAGGATTGGAACATCTACGAAAGGGTGTAATTCTATTATAGCATTTTCTGACAAATAAATCAAAATTATTTTATCAAATGGATTAAAAAATGAGGAGCAGAACATCTTTCAATGCGCCACTCCCTACAAAACCCGAAGGTTTTCAATCGTACTGTTATTATACCATTTTGTTGAGGTCAACGCAATGGTTACTTTTTCGTCAGCACCGCAATACTCCCCTTGCTTGTGATATTGTACCCGATGGCATCAGCAACATCACGAATTTTGATATAGTTTGTCCCGTCCTTCAAAATCCGTTCTGCTATGTGTTCTTTGCCGTCAATAATAACCTTGCAATTCTCTACCACTTCTTCATCCTCCGTTCCGTAGTCGAAAACATCATTTACAAGCAACCAATGTGTGAATTTATTACACCGCAGGGGGACTTCTCGCACGCCGTAAGCCGAGCCGTCAGCGGCTATGTAGTAGGGGTAGCCGTTCCTCATGCCAGTGTATACCCCGATATGCCCCTTCATCCAGACCAATGCTCCGATGGGTGCCTTTTCGATGGTAGAAATAGAGCTTACGCTTTTTGCTCGTTCTTTCCATTGGGTACTACCAAGTTTCACACCGCACGCCCACGAAATCAGGCCAGAGCAGTCTACACAAACCTTGCCGATTTTCTTTCGGTCGCTGTTCCATACCATCTTGCCATATTTGTTTTTCAGATAGTTGTAGTTGGCTTCTGTCATTACAGAGCCTTTCATGCCGTAAACATACGGTGTGCCGATTTTGGAACGGCAAAAGGCTACCAATTCTTTTCCTGTCATTTTTTTCGCCATGTAATCATCCCTTTACAATCTCCTTGACCGCCTTGTTTTCTTTCAGCATTTTTCGCATTTCTTCCAGTGCTTCATCCACCCACAGGGAGAAGGTATCGAAGGATACCGCCATAGCAACCGCAGGGAATCTCTGCACGAATAAATCATAGGTCTGCCGCAATTTCAGCTTGCCTGTGCCGCTCCCCAGCTCCGTTTCTGCCTGTGTGACCGCCCACAACAGCCATTCCTTGACCTTTTCTCTCTGTGCCGCCGTTGGCATTTTCAGAAACCGACCGATAAATACACCGACCATCCCTGTGACTGCCATCAACGCAACAACCAGATACCAGTTTTCCATTAAGAAAGTAACTTTACACATTGAATATCACTCCTTTTTTACTCTTTCAGAACAATATCAGCAATACGAATAACGGCTTCAATGCCGTATTTTTCAGCCCATTCACGAATTAGCTTGATGACGTACTTATACCTGTTTTCGTTTTTAGATTTCCAATAGTAGAAACCATTCGCAACGCCACATTCTGTAATTGACGCAACTGTCACTTGTGCAAGCGGCGATATATCCTTCTCTGTGACGAAAGTACCATATATAACCGCCGCACTCAGACAGATTGCTACAAAATCAGATATGTAAACAAGTTTCTTGCTCGTTTCCATCTTCTTAGCCATAACGCATCACTCGATAGGTTTTCCGTCAGCGTCCAAGCCGATAGCTTCTAAGTCGGCAAGCACCAAATCTCTATAATTTGCTGGCACCTGTTTTACCTTCTTGTTCTCTTTGTTGCAAGTTCTTCTCCCTGCGATAACCAATGCTACATACATATCTACCATATCAATCTCTCCTCTCAAAAATACATAAACAAAAAAGACGAGTGCATCAAGCAATCTTTTTGCCATCTGCATCACGTCCGTCCGAAATCAGCATGGATAATACCTCGTCAATTACTGTTGATGGTACTTGTTTCACGGATTTATTATCTGGATTACAAGTTCTTTTTCCCGCCTTGACTAAGTTAAAGTATAATTCCGCCATATTGACAACCTCCTTACTCTTTCCCTTGCATTGACAACAATTCCTCATAAATGGTAGCTTGCACTTCCATTTGTGTTAAGGTCGTTTCTTGCCGTTCTTCGTACTGGTCTGCCATAGCCTCCATGATTGTTAGAACGCTTTCTTCTATGCGGTCTCCTTGTGTTGGTTCTGGTTCTGGCATAGGTTCTGGTTCGGGTGGTGTGTATTCCGAAAATGTACCTGTTTCAGAATCATAAATCATGCCAAGGGTAACGGTATCGTCACAAGGAATAGCAGTCACAGGATTGCCCGATGGGTCGGGTGGATAGTAGGGTTCTGTTTCTTGGTTTTTCAGAACGTCAATCACTCTGTTTTGTAAAATCATTGCATAAGTTTTCATATTCTCACCTCACCATTCGATAATTACAATACCGTCTCCGCCTTTGCCAACTGTTGCTGAGTATCCTTCGATGTGCGCTCCACCACCACCGCCGCCCATAGTGCCATTCATGCCTACATTTTCTGCTAAGACACCAGAAACGCCTCCATTTCCGCCATTTCCTATCGAACCGCCGCCACCGCCACCATATGCATTAGAAGAACCATCATTTGTACCTACTGTAGAAATTCCGCCTCCCGAACCCAATAACCCGTCCTGCCCCGGCACTGGCAGTAAAATATCTCCGTCACCGCTCCAGAAAACGCCTCCTTTTCCACCAGTTCCGCCGCCATTATTAGAACCATTATTAGTATTGTTGCCGCCTGCCAATGTAACTAAAGAGCCTATCACAGTAGCAGTTCCTATCTCTCCGGCTTTTGCGCCGCCTTTTCCTACAGTAATTGAAATCTTCTGTCTTGGTGTTACGTTAAACGTTTTTTTAAGAATACAATCTCCGCCGTTTCCACCAAGCCCTCCGCAATAGACTTCGCTTGAATTACCAAATGTTCTTCCGATATTTCCTGCCTGACCACCAGCCGCCGCCGTTATCAAAATCTTATGCACACCATCGGGAACGGTAAATGTACCATCTTTTGTAAAAGTCTGTGTGCCATGCGCCTGAATTAGAGTACTTAATACTGAATTAACTGTATCAATTACCCATGCACCTACATCCCAACTCATGATACAACACCTCCAATCCTTGTTACTGAGCTACTATTATCTATTGTAGTAGTTTTCGTGATTACGTTACCGGAAGGTCCAGTATACTTAGATACTACAGTAGATAGTGTACTTGAATTTTTTGTAATTGTTGTGATAGTTTTACCGCCGTCTTCGTGAGTTATTGTCACTGTAGTTACGTTGCCAGATTTGCTGATAGTAGTATTTTCATTAGAAAACCCCTGCAACGCCATAAACGCCGCCCGATTCAGCGGTGTACCCTCTACAGATGGTTCGTCCGCCATTTCAACCGTCACATATTCACTTGTCCCGTCCGCATGGGTAATTTTTCTCCGCCCTGCCTGTGTTGGGATTCTATCTAAAAAATCTTTCATAGTAAAATATCACCTCCGCAATTTATCGTTCCGCAGGGGATATATTCCTGCTTCATGTTTTCTGTCATTTCCTTTCCGACTGCGGCAACTCGTTCCCAATCGTTAACTTCCTGCCAGTCAAGATAATCACTTTCCGCAAATACAGGTAAATCCAAGCCAACCAAAAACAACCGCACCAATGCGGTATAATTCGCTCGGATACGGTTGATTTCGGACAGCCAAGGTATGTTTTCTTCCTGCCAATCTGTGTATGTTTTGCCGTTAAATTCTTTGTAGTCCCTGTATGAACGGGGAAGATAATAGCCGCTACTTGCAAGCCATTTCATCAATTCCTTATGGTTTCCTTCAATGCGGTTCAAGTCTTGGTAGTTTAACGCACCTTTGTTGTTTTCGGAATTTCCTTGATTTATTCTTGCACTTTCGGTATCCTCAACGATTCTGTCAAAGATAGGTGTTGTCCAAGCCATTATCCACCACCCCCAATAATATATTGGCACTCGCCCTTAATTGAGCCATTATAGGACAATTTCTGCTGAACCATAGTGACAGGCGTTTGATTCGCAAAGTTGCTTGTAAGGCTTACGGTGTCCCCAACATCCAACTCTGGATAGCCCCTGTCCTGTGCGGTGTAAGTGTTCCTGCGTAGCGTTACCGCCGCCACCCAATTTGCGTATGCAACAGCATCCTCCCTATTATCAATCAGAGAGTTGCTCACTCCGCTTAAATCCTCGCCCACATCACTGTATTTCGCCTTGTATTCGATTTTGTTTTCGGTTAGGCTATTTCCATTGACCGTTACCGTACCGTTCCCCTTAAGCGTTACTACGGTTTTGTAGGCATAGTATTTTGGCGTGCCGACAATAGACAAGCCGCTGCTTACCTCTACCTTCTGATTTGTAAAGGCTTGGTGGGTAAAGGTATACTCATGTGCGGTAGGGGCTGAAATTTCAACAGCATTGACCGCCGCCGTCAATTCGGAATTTACCTTGATGGAGTTATACTCGACTGATAGGTTGCGAAGGGGCGGTATCTTTGTTGTTGTTGGCGTATCCGTCATTTTGTCAAAATTCATGTCAAACCCAGTTGTTTCTGCGTTTTCTCTAAGGATTTGAATATAGCCACCTCTACTGTGGCTCATAACGCAACGCCCTGCATTTGCTATCAGCTGCAAGCACTCATTCACTTTGGAGGAGGGCAGGGGATTGTGCGTATAAATATTCTTCAATGCGTTATCAAGCTGAATTGTATTTTCAAATCCAGCAAACCTCATAACATCGTTCGCAAGGTCAAACAAACTGCGACCAGAAGGGGAATAAACGCCCTCATCATAGGTCATTGTCAAATGGTCTGCCAACCCGACACACTTTATGCTGACCTCTGCAACAATACCTTGCTTGGATACTTCAAAGTCCCCAGAGGAATAGGACAGTCCCCAAGGTATCCACTCAACAGAGCCGTCCGACAATTCATAGCCGTACTGGTAATTGACAGGTTGTCTGCTTTCCAAATACTCCCATACGCCCTGCGGATTCTCTGGGTCATATCTTCTTTGCATATCAATCAACGTAAACTCAAATTCCTGCTTTGGAATTTTAGAGGTCAAGAGGTCAATCTCTTTTGTAGAGGAGCAGCTTGTAATATCATCGGTAGTCAATCTACTTACCAGACCATAAATCAAAGAAAGCAACCTTGCCCTGCGGTGCGGTATGCTTGATTTTGCCCAAAAGAACTGCACTTCGTTGCAAATTGGAATATGCTCGGACATTTCCCAATATGGCGTATCCGGAGAAAATGTTTTGTCAAAAACGGAAACGCCATCCTTTTTCGCCAAGATGCGAAAACTACTCGGATAGTCCCCCATACTTTCGTCAAACTGAAAGGTTAGCCCTGCAAACTGCACATAGTCATCAAACATAACCTTCACGCATGGTTGTATAGCGTAAACGCCTGTATCGTCACTGATTTCCGTACCGACATACCCTTGATAAATCGGGTTTACTTCTCTCGACAACGGGTTCTTGCCATCCAACACAAAGCGGTTACGTTCCATGGTTTGATATGTGGATGGGGCAGTTGTCCCAACATCCACGCTATCAATATCACTGTAAGGCAAATGTCCGTTATCTGTTGGTCTGCTTAACCTTGGCGCGTCTGGGTCTGTCACGCCAAATACAATTCTCACATAGGAAGGATTGCGGAGCGTTTGCTCTGTTTCCTCTTTCCATTTTGCTGTTACTGGATACATAAAACCACCGCCCCGCTATTTCCCTGTGTCGATAAGAGAAGCCTTTAATCCTGTAAACATTTTCGGCGTGCCGTTCTCGGACACCCAATATGTAGAAACGGAATAATCTCCCCAATACATTTCCCTTGTGATGAATTTACCTTCCTTTGGGTCATAATAGGTTACTTTACCTATGAAGGTTTCAATCAACTCCAAAATCTTCTGTAATTCCTTTGGATAAATAACCTTCCACTCCAAACTCAGTTTCACTTGTCGGCGGTTTATCTTTTGAGCCACCACAACGCCGTTTGCATTTCTGCCGCTGTCAACTAACTGCTGACCTTCGTAGTCTTGCACAGAAGGGCAGGTGATTTCTATGCCGTTATATTTGATTACTGCCACAAAAACCACCTACCTTTGAAATGCGCCAAGACCGAAGTTTATCCCTCGTCTTGCGGATACTCTCTGCTGATTGTTATAAATAACGTCTCCATCCAGTTCAATCTTCTGGTTCAGTTCGATTGGCTGACTGCTGCCGTTTGCCATTGCCTGTGACATAGCTGTTAAAACGGCATTAAAAATGGCACGTTCTATCTGGTCATTGTTGGCAACGGCTGTTTTGCTGCCAATACTGCCGACCATTTCTGCGCCTGCTTCTCTTGCGATAAACATTTCGCCAGACCGAGGGAAACCACCATTCGCAAACATTTCTATATTGAAACGCTGCGCCTGTTGCATGGTGTAGCCGCCGACATGACTGTATTTCTTGCCTGTCAATCCTGCCAGAGAATTTGCATCGGAAACCATCTGGTTGAGCATCCTTGTGACTTCATCCGAAACTTGCTGCAAGGTCTGTCTGATAGCGTCAAACGTGTTATAAATGTTATCGTAAACTTTCAGCAGATACGATGTTATCTGCGCCTTAGAAACCGTGCCGAAATTCGTTGTCATAGCACTTATTGTTGCATAGAATGTATTCATACTTGAAATGATATCTTCCTTTAGCACAGCAAAGTTTTCTCTCAATGTAGCCCATGTCGCATCCCATTGTGAAATATCTGGTGCTTCAACCGATACAACAGGTGCAAGGCTGCCACCGCCAGATACTTTGTCTACGATTTCATCAATAACACTGCCTGCACCCTTGACAGATTCTTCCATACCATCAACAATACCTGCGCCTATATAGGCACCGACCTCTCGTTCAAACAGTTTAGAAGGAGAATGAATTTCCGCTGCATCCCTTGTTCCGCTAAGGATTCCGCTTACAACTTCCTTCACGCCAGAAGGGACCAAAGAAAGCAAGCCTTTTTTAATGCCTTTCCACATCCACTTGCCGATTTCTTCAATCTTCCGACCCATTGCTGTTACGGCGTTATAAATTCCCTGTGGTAAACCTTTGAACAAATCGATAATCATTTTTATTTTTTCTGGTATTGAAGCCGTAATCCATGTTGAAATACTATTTCCCCACGTTGGCAAGATAGATGATATTAAAATCGAGATTTTCTCTCCGATTTGTCCCGGCAATCCAGAGAACCACTTGACAATATCACTTACAATCTGTGGTATTGTTTCCGTAAAGAAACTCTTGATAGCGTTCCATTTTTCAGAAATAGTTGCTTTGACAGCTTCCCACAATTCAGATGTTGCGGTCTTTAATTCGCCCCATTTCTCTGGATAGTAACTTACAATCTCATCCCATGTTCTTTTGAAAAAGTCTTTGATAGCGTTCCACGCTTCCTCCACCTTTTTCTTAATGCCTTCCCACAACTCCGCAAGAAACTTTTTTATCTCGTCCCAATGCTTTATAGTCATAAAAACAGCGAATATAGCCGCACCTATGACAAGCGTCCAAGGACTTAATATGAACCCTGCAATCTTCGGTCCAAGACCAGCAATAGCAGTTCCTATACCAGTAACAATCTCCGAGCCCGCTATCTGCGCTGCGATTGCTTTGGCTATTGAAGCACCAAGACCAGTGAACTTCAACAATGCAACAGCAGCTATGATGGTTGATTCTATCGGCGCAACATCAACAAAGCCATTCCACGCTTCAAGTGCCGCCGATATTGCTTCAAATATCAGCGTTCCGATATTGGACAGAATGGTGACAAAATCAATTTCCTTTATGAATGTTCCAATTTTTTCTCCTATCATTGCCCAATCTGTACCCTGTACGGCTTTTATCAATGTGGTTAAAATACCGTTTATCCATTTATTAGCCGTATCCGCGGCAAGCACAAATTCAAATGTGGAGAAAAATGTGTTAATTCCAGCCGCTATGGATAACCCGAAATTAGACCAATCAAATGTAGTGCCGAACGAATTAAGGAAATGCAATGCAGTATTCAAGGCTCCTGCTATTGTTGTTCCTAAAGCAGAAAAAGTGTCTGGAGATATTAAGCCATTCAAAAAACTTGCCAATCCTGTTCCGAATTTGTCTGCCTTTTCATATATTGCATCCCAGTCGATACTGCCGAGTGCATCTTGTAATTTTTTTCCCAAATCAGCACCAAGGCTATAAAAGTCCCCCGTTTTAAACGCTTCTTTTATTCTGTCAGCAAGACCTTTTATCTTGGAATCAATCTCGACCGTTTCAAACATATCGGTAGGGAGAAGGTCTCCTGCGCCGCCAGCACCACCGCCACCAGCACCGCCGCTATCGTTCTGCTTGGTGTCTATGATGTGCAATTCATCAAATCCGAGTGTATAGTCCTGCATTTCCTTCAACGCTTTAGCCGCTTTTCCTGCGCCGCCTGCCGTTTTTTGTAGGCTTTTTGCGTAGTCCATCTGCACTTTTTTAGCCTGCACCGCATATCCTTTGCCTGTCAGTGCCGCAATGAATTGTCCCAACATATTGATTGCCTTCGCAAGCCAACTAATGAAAGTAGCAAGGTAGGGCGCGACAACAGAAAGAATAGGCTCAAACGCCGCCGCAAATGCGTTTCTCAACTGCATTAAAGCGGACATTATAGAGGAAATGTTGGCATTTACTGATTGACTGTACTGCGCTAAACTCTGCATACCCTCTGTAAATGCAGATTGTATGGTAGAAATCAGCTGAAATACAGTGGAGTACAGTACAGACATGCCAACCATTTTAGGCAAAGAAAAACTATTGCGACCGCCAGAGCGACCAAAAAGCCCACTGGATGAACGCCCACGAGATTTATTTGAGCGTTTTCTCTGTCCTTCTTGTTGCGTTTTTTTGCTCTGTTTTTCCTGCAATCCCTCTTGAATACTTGGTATTTTAGAGCGTGCAAGTGCAATAGTATCTTTCAGATTAAGATTTGCTATTTTTGATTTTTGGCTTATTCTCTCCAACTGCTTTTCAAGCGGCTTTAACTGTTTGGCATTTCCGCCAGCCGCCTTTAATTCTTCTATGGTCTCGGTCAGAACTCTAACCGTATTTTCCATATTTTTAAATTCTCGTTCTGCCTTTTCGATTTCCGGAAATTTAATTTCGCTAAGTCCGATTTTTTCTAAGTCAACCCTAAATCCATTGATAAGGCTTTTCGATTCCTCGATGGTTTCTGCGAATTTTCCGTTATCAATATCCAGAACGCCTGTCATGCCAAGATTTTTTGAAATCTCCTTTTCTATTCCAGAAAATCTGTCTGTTTTTGCGGCGTTTTCAGAAACACGTTCCATTGCGGCGGAAAGCTGTCCTGCAACAGAAACAGCACTACTTGTTTCGCTCGTTAAATCAGACATTGATTTTGCGGCATCCTGTATCTGTTCTCCGTTAATCTGCTTGCCCATGTCAAAAATAGGGATGTCCTTCAAATGACTATAATCTTCAACAGGTGCAGATTCTTTTTTTGACTTTTTTGTGAGTTGTCCGAGATTCACGCCTTTTAACGCAATACCGATTTCCTTTGCGCTTCTTGCGGCTTTTGAAAAGTTATGTGCTATGATTCTTGCTTGTTTCGCAAATTCTTTTATGCCGTTAATCTCTATTTCTGGTGTTTTAATGCTTTCCAAAACAGATTTAATTTCACGAATCTGTTTTGTGGAATCTCCAGCGTTCCCGATACCCTCAATGGACTTGCTTAACTTTTTGACAGCCTTTTCCGCATCGGCGGCATCCGCAACAATCTTTATTTCAAGTTTATCTATTTCACTCATTATTCATTTCCACCACCTTCCATTAACGTTGAATAGGCGGTAATAGAATTAACCATTACCGCCTAAATACTATTTCGGGCTTTCTGGTAAACCAGATTGACGAAGTGCAATTATCCTTTTTTTCATTTCAAAAACTGCAATCTCTTCATTTGATTCAGCATTCCGCTTTTTTTCGCTAACAGAAAGGATGGGTTCTTTGATATACTCGCTTTTCGCCTTATTTCCTGCCAAATTCCGCTCTACACCGACAGTAACGGCGGCGAGCGTATATTGTCCGTTTATCCAATTCATGTAATCTGCGTTTCTGACACGCTGGTTGTATCCTTCTGCAATCGCAGACAATATTCTCGGGTTTATTCTCCAAAATTCATCCCACGAAACCCCGATAGCGTATGCCTGTGGAAACCATTCAGCAATCAACAATTCACGAAACGATTTGTATTTTTTTCTTATTCCGCTTTGCTCTGATTTTCCGCAGTTTCCGCTTCCGTTGTCTTGTTGGCAGCCCGAAAAAAATCAGACTGTTCCATAGCATCAGACATAGCTTCTGCCATTTCCTCAAGACTCCCACCGGAAACAATGTGTTTCTGCATTTCTTCCCCAGCCGCATTTCTTCCAATGCCGGCACAGATACCGAAATACGCTCTCATCATGGACATAGGCTTATCCTGCATGACTTCAAGAGAAATACCTTCATCCTCCAAGTCGCAAACAAGGTTGAAATCAAATTCTTTTGCCTTATACACTTTTCTGTTAATGGTAAAGTTTTTCATTTGCATATCTCCTTTTTTCTTAATTTACTGTATTTCGGCTATGGACTTATCGTAGTCAGTCATGTTAGCCGATTCCATATTCAATGACTGACTTAAGATTTTTTTGACAGTGTAATTGTAGTCGGATAGCCATTCTCGTCTTCTGTTACCGCAACATCATAATCATCCTCAATCCACTTGGGAACCGTTTTCACAGCTACGGTTGCAGTTCCTGTCAAATGGTCATCCGTAGCTTCATCGGGAGCAAAAGATTCCTGACCGATAAAAGCGCAGATTCCTTCTGAACCCTTGCCATCTGTCCCATATAAGATACAAAAATCCAGTTCCTTTCCCTCGTTTGAAACCATGTCATCCTTGTATTTCTTTTCAAATGCGCCAGAAATCTCCATTGAGCCAGCCGCACGCCTTCCCATTTCCTGTGTTTCTACAAGGTCTTCCAGTGTAGATGTATCCACCATGTTCTGAGAACCAAATGGGCTTGGAATGGCTTTCGCTCTCAACAAAAGTTTATAAGTTCCTGCCCAATAAGAACCTTCTGTTGGACTTGGTGTTTTTTCTTTATAAATAATTCTGGATTTCAAACCTGTTGCCATATTTCATTCCTCCTTTTATTTTTGCATAAAAAAATAAAGCCCTAAATGGCTTTATCACGTTAAACTATCATTTGCTCCGATTACTCTTTGGAATCTTGCGGTACTTCTGTATGTATCCCCCTCATTAAATTCTGGAAGAGCGATAATCTTGAACCGCATTTCCTTGAATACATCTGCTACAACAGACATTATTCTGCCTACATCCGACTGGTTTGTGTTTGTGAATACATCGACTTGGAAGGTTTCCAAGGTTGCGTTGATGGAAAGTCCCTCAAGGTCTTCTCCACGCTCAGCCGCCGCCATACGATGAATATAGACGGTAGGGAAAATAGCATCACTTAACTTCTTTCCGTTACTTGTGAAGTATACAGTTGGATATTTCGGCTCTAATTTTGGCTTAGCTTTTGTCTTTACGATTGAAAATACAACCGTTCCAATGTCATAAGCCCATGAATTGTCGCTCAACCAAACACCTCCTTTGCAACCTCCGCAATCTTTTCTGCTAATTCTATGGAAGTTTCATACATAAACGGGCGCGAGGGCATACCCTTTGTCCAGTGCCATTCGCCGTCACGAAAGTAAAACCATCCCTTTTCTCCGTGATTGTTCACATCATACTTCCAACCGATAATACTTGTGTCTGGGTGCGGATTTTCTTTCCCGACAATGCCTACACCGAATTCAACAAATTTCGCCCAAAGACAGCCAGTGTATACAATCCACGTTGCACCTTTTTTGATGACCGCCCCTTGCTCATAATTGATACTGCTAAGAAGTTCTCCTGTATAAACAGCATCGTATTGAGCAACCTTCATTTTGGCGGTCTGTACGCCCACTTGAGCGAGTTTTTTCGCCAGTTCGTTACATTTATCAGTCAATTCGTAAGCGTAGCTCTCAACCTCTCTTACGGCGTTCTGGATAGACTTATTGGACATGATATTGATTGATATTTTCTTCGACATAGAACCACCTACAAAATTTCAAGTTCTTGGAACACTTTAAATATTTTCGGAGACTGTATTGCAATCCAGTCAACCATTTCCTCATTCTCAGCCCATGCGCCATAAATTCCATTTGTATTGGAAGACAAACCGCTTTCAAAAAGAAAGGCATGGACTATCTCATGCCTAAGTTTCTTTTTGTTTAAGTTGATTTTCCCATCTTCCGTTAGGGCTTTTTCTTTTGGATTTAATACATAAACCACCTTGTCATAGAAATTGCACAGAGCGTCCGTTGATTCCTCAAAATCAGAAAATCGTTCTGGATATTCGTCCACAAACATAATTGAATAATTCTCTCCAAGAACATTTACAGTTTTATTTTCCATGTTGCACCTACTTTACATTCTTTTGCAAAAGAAACAAATCAACCGTCAGACCTTCATCTGCAACGCCTTTGACGATGTAGTCGCAGCTTGTCTTATCGACCATTGCCGCCTTATACTGAACCGCAGATTTCTTCCACACCAAATCCCCGACAGACAAAGGAAGTTTTCCCTTGTCATCGACTATCTGAACAAAATTTGTTGAATTATCAACGCCAAACTCCTTAATAAGAGATTCGCTCAATTTGTTACTGATTGAAGCATAGAAGGGGACTGGCATATCGTATCCAGTTGTGTATTCTCCTGTTTCTATCGGCACTTTTTTTTCGTCCACGGTGATGTATTTCAAATTCCCATCCTCGTCCGTATCATAGATAGGGACTTGACCGATTTGTTTTGAATAGAACATCTTTTGTCTGTTAATATCGAGCATTTGAAAACCACCTACTCATGATTCATTCGTTCCTCAAGAGTATCAAGCCTATGGTGCGCAGATTTAAGGCTCTGCTCCAACTTAATAATCTTGTCATTGTGCTTATTGATTTCTTCTCTCATTGTGGATATTTCCGATTTTATTTCCTGCGTTGTGCCAGCGATAGCATCCAGCTTCATATTGATTCTGGTGTTATCCTTCACACGTTCCTCAATATCCTTTGTGTCTGTATGCTTGCTACTTTTCAACCCGAAAAAGACGGAAAATGCCAAAGATACTATGCTTATGAGATATGCTATTTCGACTTGCATTTCTGTACCGCCTTTCTGCTTAATAATTGTGCATCAGCCCACCGCCACATAATACAATGCACCCCTGCTGCCATTTCGTTAAAAAATGAAATCTATCGAATTTAATAGAAAAATTAAGCGAATTTTTTAATGAAATTTCATTTGTTTTCGATTAAATTTCAAAAAATTCTATAAATTTATTTTAACTCCAAACGGCAACGCACTAAAAACGACTAAAGCCAGTTTGCTTTAACCACTTTACAGAACCTTTACAAATGGGTATACGCCAAAGAGCAAATCCTCTCTATTCTTCCAAGTGCGGCTTATGCCGTTTTCGGAATAGTTTTCCATGTAAGCCTCTCCTGCTTGCGAGCGGTCATACACAGCCAAGTCAACGATATTGTTTTCAAACCTCTTTAAGTCAGACAAAATATCCATTTCGGTATATGATTCTGGATACATACGCCTTGCGATAATCTCCTTTTTTGCCTGTTCTATCAGTTGGTTCAAGAGCGGATTTTCTTCCTTATTGTCGAATACCACAGTATCATTCTCGTCAACGTGAAACTGCCGCAGTCTGATTTTCACTTGTTCCAAAATGCTGTAATCAGCCATAAGCAATCACTCCTTTACAGTCCGAATACGGACAGGAGATACTGTTTCAGTTCTGTGCCGTTCATTTCTTCTGCACCCTCAACACCTACGGTCAACGCCAACTGTCGCAGTTCATTGACAGGCATTTTTGCGATTTCGCTTTTTGTGTAAGTTCTCTTGCCGTCAGTATCTGGTACTTCCTCAAAAGGCTCATACCATATTCCATTATGCTTTACTTTATGGTCGAATTTCATTTAACCGACCTCCTTTTTAGTAGCATTTAATAACATAGGTGCTGTCCATTCTCTCATAAGAGGGCAGTACAATTTCTGATACGGTTGTCTTTGTCTGCACAGGGTCATTAGAAACCGTTACCGCAACCGCAACGCCTGTGTTGACAATGGATACATCCGCCTCCTTACTTCCCATCAGCGTACGTTCTTCTGGTGTAGTGCCGTACCATGTGTTACCCAGTGCGCCGCTAGGAATCAGTGTTGCAAAACCATCTGGATAGAATTTAGAAACGACCCCATCTTCATTTTTGTACTGTTTGGCGTAAACGATAATATTTACCCCCAGTTCAGAAGAAAAGAGTTCATTCACTCTGGCATCATCCATAAAGATATTCGCCGTTACATTCTGTGCCAGAATTGCAGATTTGATTTTCTTGTTCTTTTTCAGATAGTTCATGGTCTGTCTGGAAACAATCATAACAGAAGGTCTTTCGCCTGTTTTGGCTTCAACAGAATCCAGCCCATTAGAAACATCTTCAAGAGGGTCGGAGTTTTCAACGTCAGACCATTTATCAGTTTCCCCAGACAACTCTGCAAAGTTGTTTGTTTTGTAATCGTTGTTAGGGTCGTAATTGTATTCGTATGTAACACCATCTGCCTGTATAGAGATTTTAGGAGAACCGTCAGACGGCGCAAGCAACTGCATAATCATTCTTTCAGGTACAACCCTCGCACCTTCAACCAAATCATTTGCATCGTCAAAAACTCTACTTAATATCTCCTGTACATAAGGGTCTGTTGACTCTTGTACACGCAACATTTCCTGCTCGTCAGTTTCCTTGACAATTCTGGATTCACGGAAGAACGCCATTTCTGTCTCAGTCATCTTAAATCCTTCTCTACTTCTCAGTGTAGAAACTGCATCAAAGTTAGAAGGAGACAGAGAAACAGGCAGACCTTTTGACGTTTTAATCCATTTCAAGTCAAGACCCATTTTCTTTTTCGCAGGGAACAGACCTTCGCCAATGTAACGCTTTCTATTGCTTGCTACTTCTGTCTGCACAAGAGCAACCGCCTTTGCGCTATATACATCTATAATTTTCATTACTTTACACCTCCTTATTCAAATACAATCAGCGGCATGGCTGTTTTTGCCTCGGTCGCAATCGTAATGCCAGCATTTGCATTTGCATTTTTTTCATTTACGCAAGCAAAAGCCTTTATGATGGTTCCGTTGGGGTTTTCATCGTATGTATCCGAAAGCAAAATGCCGATAGCCGTATTGTCATTTACCTTCTTTCCTTCTGCGGAAATAGGATTCCCAGCCTTGCACACACCTTCTGTAAACGCCGATGCGTCCAATTTTATAGGAACGAACAATTCGCCGCCCAATTTTCTTTTCAGAATTTCCTTTTGCGTAGTTACGCTTGATTCTTTAAATTTCATTTCTTCAGCCTCCTTACATATAGTCTTTTAAAACAGATTCAGCCGTTTTATTTGCATCAGACCATCTACTGCCGATGTCTTTTGCAATTTTTTCAGCCTCCGTCTGCGTTTCGCCGCCGCCATTACTTCCGTTAGGGTTAGGGGAGTTGTTTGCAATTTCATCCTCTTTCGCCTTGGCAGCAGCCATTTCTTTGTCAGAGATAATCTGTCCGAGAACGTCATAATCGAAAGAGCCATCATCCTTTACAATCTGTGCCGCCTGTTCAGCGGTTACTTTGAATTTCGCAGCCGCAGTGCTTCTCTGCGTAGCTAACGTCTGTGCCTTCTCAAGTTCTGCGATTCTTGCATTTGCTGTTTCCAACGCTTTATTGGCTTTTTCAGTTTCAGACAAACCGTTTGATTCCAATTCGTCAATCTTTGCCTGTAATTCGTCTGCCTTATCAGCTTTTTCTTTGTACTGCGCGATTTTATTTTTTTCGTTCAGCACTTCCTTGTTGCTCTGGTTTAACAGATTTGTAATCTGCTCATCCGTAGCGTCTGGAAAAAGTTTCAATACCTGTTCTCTTGTCATGTGATTACCTCCTGTCATTTACTCACGCTTTTGTTTCCGCAGGTCGCACCTGCTGAGTTTGCTATTTATCGCATAGCTGCTTAATTTTTATAAACAAAAAACAGCCCATAAGGACTGTTTAAGTTTTCGTGTATTTCAGGCTACATCTGCAATTTACAATTTCTTCCGCACTCGCCCCCAAAGAGTAGTCACGAGGGAAGGACATTTCAGATGCACCTATTTGAAAGGAATCGAATATCCCGATTTTATATCCATTCGATTCTGCGTGCGTATGACGCACCTTATCATCATTCATGGTTATCCATGTTTTGTATTTATAGCCTTGCTTGACCATTTTGATGTATTCTCGGTAGTTGCCAATGGTATTTGCTTCATTCGCCGCAATATTCATGGCACGCTCAACAGATGTAAAGTAGGGCATATCCTTATTTTCAATCGTTGTTCGGATAATATCTTCTGTGATTTTCTCCGAGTATTCCTTTATGTACGCCGGCGGCTCTCCTACCTTTAGAAACTTCAACGCCACCTTCCGATATTCCGCAGAAAGACTTTGTAGGAAATTATCTTCATCCTCTCCAGATTCCAAGAAAGCATAAAAAAAAGAAATAAAAATCGGCTCAAGTTCTTTTGCTAACTCAAGCCGTTCTTTCTTTTCTTCATCAGATATTTCCATTTCGCCGAAATAGGTTTCATATACAATTTTCTCTGTATGCAATTCATCATTTTGGATTCTTGACATGAAACCACCTCTTTATTCTTCTGCAACCGATTGAGATTGTTTCGCAATCTCTGCCGCCTTGCGTTCCTGTTCTTCCTTTTCTTCCGCTGTCTGCCACAAAGCATCCATATAGGGCTTAGAAAGAAGGAATGTTTTTTCGGAATCTCCCCACAGACCAACTGTCTTAACTGCGATAAGAGGATGTATTCCTGCCTGCAACAGCTGATAAAGTGTCTGTGATTTTGTATACATATTGTCCTGCGGACTATGGTTTATCTGCACATCAAAATCCCTTGTGGTAATGCCTAAATCCTCATGCTTAATGCGTATGATATTCAGCACAACTTTTGCAAGTCGTTTCTCTGCCGATTTTACAATGGGATCTTTCAGTTTCGCTCTCGTCTTGGAGAAATCCCAACCATTGCGAAGCTGCACCGCCCCCTGTGTGTCTCCGCCAGAGTTATTGTTGTTTTTATTCGGAATGGCGAGAATGGAAAGGGCGTTGTCCCACAGGTCATCCTTTGCAACTTGTGATTCTGTCTGGTTCAATTCCTGTGTCATAATATCGACATCCGCTTTGTTTTCGCCATTGTTCGACTTAACAACCAATGCGCCCTGCATTTTCATTTTTTCAAATTCTTCCGAATCAATATCGCAGTTTACAAACTTTATCCACGATTGCACAAACTGTTCAATGGAATCCATGCGGTTCGACTGCATATTGTTAATGGAATCCAGAATGTCAATAACAAGCTCAATATCTGAAAGTCTTTCATGGTTATTCGGGTATTCAATAATCGGTATGCCGCCGAAAGCATGAAGTTTCCAATCCGTAACAGTAGAATCGTATATTTTGCAAGAATGTGTATCCGTAAAGCACCGCTTATACATTTTTCCGTTCCTGTCCTTCGATTCCTGCACCGCCAAAATCGGTTCTTCTGTGTTTGCGTTATAAATCACAAACGTGTTCAGCGGAGTGGGGGATACAATGCGAAATTTAATATCTCCATCCGAAAACTGCACGGCTTTAAATGATGTACCCGTTGCCGATTGCCATTCCCCAGACTTAATGTCCTTGGACTGCTTATCAACATCCACCATGTAATCATTCAGAATATCAACGGATCTGTTTATATTTTCATCGTCCTTTCGGCTGACAAACTGCACAGGCTCGCCGTATGTTTGCCCGACCTTAAACTGTACAATTTCATAAGCGTGGTTTTCAACGACCTTATTCACAATATCATCTCGGACAATCTTTTTACGATAACGTATCGGCTGGTCTCCCTTGTAGTAATTCCAAAGGTATTCAATGGCTGTTTTGTTTGCATTGAAAACGCCTATACACTTCCCGACAACGCTAACAATGTTATCCGGCGTTATTTTATCAACATTCGTGTATGCAATTTTTCTTCCATACTGTCCGCGAACAATCTCTTGAAACGTCATTCTATTATTCATGCGGCACCTCCCGATAAAAAACAAAACAAAAAACACCGACAAAAATCGGTATTCGTCTGCTTGCATATTTCTTTATTATAAATATACCACACTTTTTCGGGACATTCGGGACAACTTTCTAATTTTCAAGAAAACGATAAAACATTTTCTTTACACTATCCTCTGTATTGCTGCCAACCCTTCTTGCAACATCAGCCCAAGACAGACCGTCAACAAATCTAAGACGGATAATTCGCCTCATGTGGCTATCGTTTATATCCGCTATAAAAGATTCAACTTTGTTTATCGTTTCCAACAGTTCTAATTCAAGTTCGCACAGTGTAGCTTTCCTTGAGTAAAGCAACGCTTTTTTCCTGTTATATTCTGGATAAGGAAATCCCTCAATGACAAATGTTTCCAAGCCTCCGACACCGCCAGACACTTTGTCAAGAACCGTTCCTTCCTGCTCAATTTTTATAATCTGCCGCTCAAGAATTGATATCTTTTCTCTTACCTCGGCACATTCTTGTTGGAGGTCTGTGTATTGTTTCAATATTTCCTTTGTCAATAATATACGCCTCCTCTAAACGGATTTCTGGTTGCCTCTACCTTCGCAATCCTGTTTCCCTTTGTGATTCTTACCGCAAAGTTAGAAAAAACGTCTGGAACGTCATCCAACTGTTTTTTTCCGCTTGCAGAATATCGTTTCAAAAGTGACATCATTACGCCGTATGGCTCTTTCGGGGAATACATGGATTCATCCTTGAAAATAACGTGCTGCAATATCCAGTTGGAACACTGGAATATCCTTGCCTCTTTGTTCGTTTCGGTGGGCGTATCTGTAATATTGCAAATCCAACCCTTAGCCTCTACACGTTTATTCACTTCCATAGCAACCCTATCTCCGCCTGCATTTCGCTCAAATTCGCACTCCTGCACTTTGTTATTCGCCAAAGCGTTAGCCGCATTTTCATACTGCATTTCATAGTCCGCAGTATTATCGCACACGCAATCAACGCAGTAATAGTCATCTCCGTATTTTTGCAGGATTGGCAGAACAAAATAGTCCGTTCCTTTTCCTTTCGTGTCGCACTGTGAAGTAATAATTTCTGGTTCGCCATGTGGGAGATTTAGGTACCTTCGTATCTTATATTCGGGGAAAACCAACCCCTCACGCTCAATGGGTTCCTGCTTATACAGGCAGCGGTACGAAATATCGTCCATCAACAGCTGCTGGTCTTCAAAAAATTCTTTTGTGAACCCAGAAAATTCATAATCAAAATTGCTTTCTTCGGTAATCGGGTCAATATCTGGCACAGCTATTGTTTTTACTCTCGGATTTCCTTCATACATATTTTGGATACGTCCGATAACATCATGCACAGACCATCTTGTAGCAATATGTATTTCCTTGCAGTTTTTACCTTCGGAATCCTGTATTTTTCTCTGCCTCGCATCAACAGCGTATTTATTCCATAGCTTATCAAGGATAATTGGGTTCATAGCCTCCTCAATGCCGCCTATCATATCATCAACCAGAAGAAACTTCGATGCTCTTACCTTACCGGCATTTTTACTTCCTACGGATGTGCATTGTACAGAAGGGAACGGCTTATACTTCCCGACATTAAACTGCTCTGTTTTTGCATTTGTACTGGTAACGTGTAGGTTAGGAAATATATCATTCCATGCGTACTCATCCGCATTTGTGACAATATCATACATCCCATCGTAGTACATTCTGGTAATATCACCGCTATGAGAATAAAACAGATTGAAGTCCTTCGGATACCAACCGATAATCGCGGCATTGAAGAATTTCTCGATTGTCGTTTTCCCGGCCCCAGGAATTAGGCTGATACACAGAATATCGTACTTATCATCAATCATCCCTTGCAGTGCATCTACCAGGCCAATTTTTAAGAACTGTTTCCGCCTTGGCATATAAAACCGTTCCTTTGGGTCTCTTTTCCGCTCAATGTACCGAAAGAAACTATCTACATTCTTGTTCTGCGCTTCCAGAAGCAAGACGGAATAAAATTTCTCTATAATTTCATAGCTTAATTTTTCTTTGAAGGAGTATTTTTCCAAATCCCAAATTGTGCCGCCAGAAGTAGTAATACAAAATGTTTCAATGATTTCCTTACACCTTTTTGAGATTTTAAGCCCGTACTCAATATCCTTCTCGTTCACAACGGCGGTCTTGACAGCTTCGCAATACGCATCAATAACTCGCTCATTGATTCCATTTGTTTTTATATATTCTTCGTATTCCTGTACGGCACTCATCAATTCAAAACTTGCCATTAAAAAAAGCACCTCCGCTCAAATAAGCAAAGGTGCAAAAATCCTTTGCCCTCAGATGTTTAGGGTTAGCGGCTAACTTCCAAGTTGTTAGTCGGTAATTGTTTTTAGTTTATGTCTGCAATGGTTTCCACAAAGCAGTTATAGTAAATATATCTTTTCCCGTCAAAATCAAATTTAACATAACCGCCGCTGGTGGTCTCGATATCAATTTTCCCTTCATAGGTTGCCATTTCCTTGCCATCTGCTGTATACACAGTAATGGTTCTCTGCAACCCTCCCGATATGTCGCTTTTAATATTTACAACTGCTCTGTCAATGGTTGAACAACCAGTTGCTCCAATTATTGCGCAAACCAAAATGCAAGCGATTGCGAACAGACGAATAATTCTTTTTTTCATGTGCATCATACTCTCCTTCCTTGACGCAGTCAGTAGGAATCGAACCTACACATCATTTTGACGGACGGATTAGCAATCCGCTGCGATACCATTACGCCATGACTGCAAATTACCGCACATACCTTTCTTTTCTTCTCCACGCATCATCATTGTACTTCTCAAGCCATTTGCACCGCTTAGCAATACATTTATGCTTATAAGCAAGCTCCTTGTTTAACGCCCCAGCATGAGCCTTACAATGACAGTATCCTATTGCGTTCCCTATGTATTTACCCGTTATTGATTTCTCTCTCATAGGCAAATTATCATTTTTCTAACATTTCCTGTTGATCGTCAGTCCCGAATAGCGTATCTGGGAAGGGCTCGCTTTTTATGTACATGTTGAAGTATTTAGAGGCAGTAGGCACGCTGATTCCTATATGTCTTGCTGCTGCGGAAAGCGTCATCCGACCGCTACAGAACGCCTCAAACGCTTCAAAAAATTTTCTCTTGTTTATGGTTTTTACGCCTTTCGCCATTGCAAACACCGCCTTTTTTTATAAAAAAATCTGAATAAACTGTGCATCCTCCGACAAGCAGAAAAGGCAACAACCAATCTGCTTATCGGCATTTTTTTAATTCAAGTGGGATTCATGCAACCAACACTCTATTCTGGTGCTACCAGACCTCTTAGATGGGCGTGGATTTGCACCACGCATAAAAGACCTATCTCCCTGTGTCCCGTTGGGAGTGCTTTCTTGGCATTATTATTCATAATGGGAACTCCAAGCGTATACCTATTCCGCCACCATCTACCATAATTCAAAATTGAATTATGCCATGTCTACTCACAGGCTAATAACTCGAGACCGGTCCGCTTTATCGCAGACCTAAAAGACTGCTTTCGACCACGCATTTTTACAACGATTTTAACCCATAAGGTTGCGCACTGGGCTTTTATCGTGAACCCAATCGCCAACAGAGGGATTTGAACCCCCATGTCGGATTCTAACCCGACACAATGGTTTTCAAGACCACGCCGTTATAACCGTTTCGGTATGTTGGCTAATTATCGGTTTTTCAGTTTTGAGTTTAACGTCAGTCACGAAACCTCAAAAACGGACTGACAAGAAGAAGGGGACAAAAATTTGTATGGGGCGCGGTCAGTCAGCAAAATCAATGGGCGCGATAACCCACGATACCGAAAGACCGCAAGTGGATTCTCTCGGACTTGAACCGAGGACCGTCCGGTTATGAGCCGGATGCTCTGACCATCTGAGCTAAGAATCCAGAGTGGGGCGTGATGCCGTTAAACGCCCCATATATGAAGTTAGTGTTTGGTCTTGCTGCCAGTCCCAAAAGCATACAAGCCAAAAACCCACCGAGCCGTGCGATGGCTCTTTACAGGATTCCCCTAGTGGGTGAAAGGTCGTGTTATTCATCTGGAAAAATGTACAAAGACCAGATGAAAAGCACCAGATGGGAATCGAACCCACGCCGTTAGATTGGAAGTCTGACGTTCTCGCCATTAAACTACTGGTGCATATATGAGACCCTGCGTCCGAAAATCAGCGTCTATAGCCGCCTTGTTTCTTGCCATAATCGCCGTACAGTCATGAACTAAACCGCTCAAAGGCAAGCACAACAAACAGGGCACATATCGGTGTTTATTCCATCGGCATGCGGAAAACTGTGTTACCAGAGAAGGGGAGTTCTTCATACATAGCATGAATATCCTCAAGAACTTCCATTGCTCGCTCTTTGCTCCTGTATTTTCCAAGACGTACAAAACCAACTTCTTGGATAGGAAAAACAGCTGCAACATAATTTTCAGAAACCAACAGCGATACTCCGCTTTCATCAACGGAAGCCGTTCTATCTTGACTTAAAATTCTCATACCGTTCACTCCTTTTGCTCAAAATAATCGCAGCCATAATCATATTCCGTATAATCAGTGTAATAGTCGCTATTCTCGTTATTGCAAGTAAAAAGCAACTCACGGTCTATACTGGCATATCTGCACTTAGCACAACATTCTTTTTCATCGTACATTTGTAACACCGCCCGTTCAATCTTTCAAAGCGTAATCTTCGCAGTTATTATTGAGTTTGCAATAATAGATATCTCCGAAGGGTGTCCGCTCTTTAACAACAAGATATTTGCAGTCGGTGCAGGTTACATTGGGATTATACTTTGGTCTTGTAGGAGATTCTAATCTCTCAATCTCCTTTTTCAGATTTTCGATTGTACGGTCTCGCACATCGACATCGAATTCTAAATCCTTAATTCTTCTAAATGGGTTCCAAAACATTTTTGTCACTCCTTTGTGCAGATGGGGGCTTTTTGTTTTTGCGGATATTTGTGGGACTAAGGCAGGGTTTTTTTCGTTCCCATCCAGACCCCCACCCCCATCCATTTTTAACAGCGGAATCATTCAAGCTATAACAACCGCCATTCATCCGCATTGGCTATAATTTCCTGTATTTATTCGCAAAATGATAGTTATGCGAATAGTTTTAAATCAATATCTTGTGTCAAGTGTTTATTTTAAACTAGATATTGATTTATTCGTTGCCGCTGTCCGTCAATCTGTCTGTACCTTGTACAATTTCAACAGTTTTAACCTCGTTTAGTCTCGGAAGTTCGGCAGCGGATAGGGCAGTTCGGTGTCTGTTAGCATCCGGCGCATATGGACTATTCCATCCGTAGAAGTGGTTGAGAATCGCAATCACACCGACAGGATTCTGTTTGCCTGTCGCTAATTTACCTGATAAACTTTCCAGCCTTGTATCTACCAGCTTTTTGTAAATAGGGAAGGCTTTATTACTTAATTTTTTATTATTATGACCCCATTCTTCTATGGTATCTCTGCTAATACCAGTTAAATAACTAAACCCATTGATAGATACTTCTTTATCGTTCATTAAAGATAAATAAATATATATATCACAAATATGGTCTACAAGTTCATAGTTATAGGCATTACAATTACTCATTGCTCCTATACCATTTTTGAATAGGGTATTTGATTTTAACTGTTTAACATCCGGGAATACAATTTTTTTAATATACATCAGGGCAGCATTCCATATGCTTTGTGATTCCTTGGACATGTCCGCAATTCCCTTTTCAGCGCAAAATGAATCTAGGCAAGCCTCGATTTCTGAATCATAAATTTTATTTTCCATGATCCGCGCCTCCTTTCTTCGTCCTGCTCTGGTAAATTAAAAAAGCCACAGAAAAAGATTTTAATCTCATTCTGTGGCGTGTTGGTATCTGCGTGAAAAATTGGGTGCCGTCCTTGCCTGCCGAATCATTGACCGCAACGGCAGCAGGTCAACGTCCGTTAAATTGTTTTTTGATTTAATCCAATCATACAAAAAATTATTCTGATTGTCAATATAAAATTAAAAAACTAGTTTTTCTGTTTTTAGATTAAATTTACTAGTTGTACTAAAATTACTAGTTAGATTTAATTACAACTATGAATTTTAAATTAACTGGTTTTGTTTTTTAATTACTAGTAAGATTCAATTTTAATAAAACAGTATACAGATGCTTACATGGGGTATCGGTATCTAAAATTAGCTATACATTTTCAGATATACAGTTGTCAATTATCGTCTGGTACATATTCTATCAGGTGTTCTGGCTGCATATTCAACACCCTGCAAATATTGTTTAATGTTTTCATAGAAATATTAGTATCGTTTTTCTTGATTTTCCGCCATGTTTCTTGCGAAAATACACCAGATTTAATTGCAGTATATGACGTAACACCAGCCGTTTCCAATGCCTCGTAAACCGAAAATTTGAATCTAATCATATTTATCAATCTCCTTTCTTTTTTTCATATATCATACTATTTTTGAATAATAAGGTCAATAGGATATAACTTTTTTTAGACATAAAAATATATCTTAAAAAAGATAGAAAATTGTCAATTAAAATAGCCGCCAGAAATGGCGGCTATAAATTAAATTGTTTCCAGTCTTGCCCTTGTGAGTGTTTCGGCTCGTTTCTTTTCCTTCTCTGCGGTCTCCATTTCCATAAGCTGGGCGTATGTGGCGGCGTATTCTGGATTTGCTAGCAGCTTGCGCCGTTCCTGCTCCTCCTGTTCTTTCCGTTCCTGCCTTTCTTTCTCTCTCCTGATTTCGTCCGCCTTCCTGTTATCAAGCATGGCTTGGATATCCTCAATAGTTAGTGGTTTCAAGACGTTTTCGGGCGTTTCTGCATCGAGTAGGGGATTGGTCGATTCTGGTGTTTCTGGTTCTACAGGGGCAATCTCCGCCGCTTCTGTATCTGGTGTAGGATCCTGTATTTCTTCGGTTTCTGCGGAAATGTCTCCCAATGATTTAAGGACGCAATCAACGACATAGTCATTGATATTTCCGATTTCAGCAGCTTCTAGGCGTTGCCTCGTTCCCTTTGGGAATCTGATTTGTATAAAGTCGAATTTGTCCCGATAATTATTGATTGCTTTTTTGGTGTATTCAGGTGTCTTTCCCATATTAAAACCTCCGTTCGTTTTCTTTTATTATATAACACTTTATATATGTAGTCAATATTAAATGAAGTTGTGCAATATATTGTAATATATAAAATTTTATATAATTTTTTAAAAATATGTATTGACATTATATATAACATGATATATAATAAGACCATAGAAAACAACAGAGGAAAACCGAAAGGAGAAATAAAAATGAAAAGCCAAAAAGAGTTAAAAGAAATCTATATGAATATCATTAAAAAGGAAGTTTGGAAAGGTAGTCCATCAATGCAGGAATACGCAAGAAAAACGCTTGCATATGTTGTGGAGCTGCCGGACGGAACGATTATTGATTTTGATAAACCTAAAATCCAGAAAGATTTCTGCTTTGGTGCCGGGATGTATGCAAGGGCAACCGAGGAAGAAATGGAGGAAGCGGAAAGAATGGTTGAACATGCCAGAACATCAGAAAACTTTTTTAAAAGAAAAAATCTGGAAGATATTAACGGACAGATTGAAAATCTTTATCAGGCTCTTAATGGAGAATATGAAGTTTATACTTCACTTCATTACTACGGGCAGGAAATCGGATCACGATTAAAAAGCTATAGCATTTGCCGAATTTCGCAAAATCCGGAATATGCGCCGGGATATTGGAGTAACTGTCGTGATTTGAAAAAGTGCGGAAAAGATGAAATTGAAATTATTATTTCAGGGCTTGAGCAAGTTAGAAAAGCATTTGCAAAACGCATTGACACATATTTAAAGAAATACGGAACAAGCAAAGTAAACGCATGGTCGTATATCCGTGACTAAAAAGTCGAAACCGCCTTCGGGCGGTCTTGGGTAGGGCGGCAACCTTCCAACTGATGAGACAAGCCAAAGAAAAAGGAAAGGAAGATATCACTATGTTAAAACTTGAAACCGTATTAAAAAAACTGAGAGCGGAAGGAATAAAGGCAGAATTTGCCTATTTGAGCGGAGAAAATGAGCCTATAAAAATTATTAGGGTTGATTGCGATTATTTCGGACCGTATCCGCCGAAAGAAACATTTGATATTATTAAAACTGCAAGACGTATTGCCAAAGGAAGAAAGACAGAAACAAGAGGGCATTACACAGCATTATTTATATATTGATTTTCTGGTGGGGCGGTCGGGTTTGGGATTTTGTAAAAAGGAATCCGCAGGGCTTGACGTTCTGCGGATTGTATGGAAAAATGGAGGTGTAACCGCATGAAAAAAGAAAAGTTTTTCGCAGTCCGTCAGCTTGCAGGGCAAAAAAAGGAGCGTGTGCTTGCGGAAGGGTACAGGGTGGAGCGCGGAGAATTTGTTTTTTATATCTGCGGCTCTGGTGGCTCTTGGAGCGTGACAGAAGCAAAAAGCGGTATGTTAATAGGTGTTTACGGAAAAACCCGAAAAGAATGTATAGAAAAATTACAGGCGTTCGACCTGTCAAGGCTTGAAAAATTCGACCTTGAGAAGCTGAATAAGGAAATGCTTTCTCTGCCCCTCTGCGGCTTGTGAGAGGGCGTTTTCTTTTTTTTGGCGGTTAATCGGTCAAGTGAAATAAAAAGGCGGCTTATAGGGGCGAATATAGGGCGAAAATGCATATTGAAAATGTTTTCTGTTTTTGGTATTATAAAAATGATTAAGATTTCCCAGTGGATAAAAGTGAGAAATGGCACTGCTTTATGCGGTGCTTTTTTCTTTGCCAAAAATAGGGCGAAAAATTTTTTGAAAGCAGAACCCCAAAAACCCACCAAAAAGGCAAAATATTCACAAAAAGACAAAAAATATTGCAAAAAAATTGTTAGTGTTATATGATGGAAGGACAAAACAAAAAGGAGGGTTTTATATGAAATTTCAAAGATTAAAAGACATGGTTTGCGGTGCTGTGGTTGCGTCCATGGTGCTTGGTTCTGGCACGGTGGCATTTGCTAAGGTGGCAAACACAAGTATCCCTGTGTCATTTAGCAACATCAAGATTATTGTCGATGGGAAACAGCTTTCCACAAGCAAAGAGCCTTTCACCTACAACGGCACAACGTATCTACCTGTTAGGGCGGTTGCAGAAGCAGTTGGTAAAGATGTTACATGGGATGGCGCAACGAAAACGGTTTATCTTGGCGAAAAGCCGCAGAATACCACGCCAACAACAAGCAATCAGACAACAGAATTAAGCGCAAAAGAATACTATTATGAGAAATACGGTTCTTTTTATTATGACCTTCTTGTAACAAATAATTCTCCCGATGCGCTGAGGATTGAAAGCAATGTAGTTGCAAAGGATGCGGCAGGAAATTCTATCGGGGCAAAGTCTGATTCTGCTCCTGTTGTCGGCAGTGGAGAAACAGCTATCTTGACACATATTTTTGATAGTGTTCCTGCAAAAACAACATATACATTAAAAACAGAAAAAGAAACATATTTCAAATCAGCAACCGCAGATTTGAAAACAACTTCCTCCAAAGCAGGGGATAAGGTTCTTGTTGCTGCTACAAACTTAGGAAACTATGATATGGAATTTGTAAAGGCAACTGTATTTTTCTTCAAAAATGGGAAAGTAGTTGGTTCTGATTACAAATATTTAGACGATAATAGCTACAAACTGAGCGCAGGCGGAACAGTTACGGAAGAATTTGAGCTATTCCCAGAAAATGAATTTGATAAGTATGAGGTATACGTTGAAGCGAGAAAATAATATTGAAAAGGAGTTTAACCATGGAAAACAAAGAAAATGAAGTAAAAAAGTGCAAACATTGCCAGTCAGATATTCCGAAAAAAGCTAAGATTTGCCCGAATTGTCGGAAAAAGCAAGGCGGTAAGTTGAAATTTATTATTGCATGGATTTTTTTAATTATTATTGCGATTGCTTTAATTGGCGGCGGAGATGGTTCAGGGAAAAAAGACGATTCAGAAAATATTTCGCCTGAGCAGTACAAGTCTGAGTGCATAGATGTTTCCTATGATGATTTGGCAAGGAAACCAGACGAATACGAAGGGCAGAAAGTGAAGTTCCGCGGACAAATTAGGCAGGTCGTGAAAGATTCTGACAGTAGCACTTCCGAATATTTGATTCCTGTTACGGAAGGTGATTACGGTTTATGGGATGATAATGTGTTTGTAAAGCTCAGCCCAGACAACAAGGATGGAAAATTCCTTGAAGATGATATTGTAACATTCTACGGCGAATCAGCGGGGGAGTATAAATATACAAGTATTTTGGGGCAGTCTATAACAATCCCTTGTGTGAAAGCTGTTTACATGGAAATTACGGAATAAGGATAGAATCAAAAAAGAAAAAGAATAAAAAGCAATAGAGAATGAGCATCGCAGAAAAGCGGTGCTTTTTCTTTTGGAAAATTTTAAGAAAACACTTGGCAAAATGTAATTACAAAGCTAAAATCAAAATGTAATTACAAATTGAAAGGAGTGAGAAAAAATGTCGCCCAAGATGGGACAAAAGATAACGGATAAGCCAAAAAACAAGTTAATTCAAGTTAGAATGGATAAGGAGACGGTAGAAAAATTAGATTATTTAGCTGCTGAACAAAATTCTGATAGGTCTAAAATAATTAGGCAAGGGATTGAAATTCAGTACGAACAAAGAAACAAATAAAAAAAGGCGGCACTGCAAGAAGGAATTTTAGCAGGAACAAAAACACTTTATCGGGTAAGTAGATTATATCCGACGAAATTCGTCGGAAGCAAGTAGATTATTTTTTTCTGACTAAAGAAAATCCTAATGGGACAAATTGTCACATTAGAAATTTGTGCGTCCAAAAAACGGACGCACAAAAAATCAAAAAAATATTGACATTTAGGTGTGACATAAATATAATAAAGGTGTGACAAGAAAGGAGGTGGTTTGATGTCACCAGCAGGGAGACCGAAAGCGGAAAATCCCAAGTCTAACAGATTTAGCATTCGTCTCGATGCCGAAACTGAAAATAGGCTGAAAGAATACTGTGAGAAATACGGTATTACCAAAGGCGAAGCAATCAGGAGAGGGGTACATCTTCTTTTGGCAAAAGAAAAAGAGTAGTCAAAGATTACTTGGCGGTATCTGACTACTCTAAAGCGGAGATTTCTCTCTATGAAATATTCTATCATAAAGGGAAATCTCTTTCAAGTTAAGATTGAAGGAGGTTATGGAAATGAATGATGTTATTACTATCGAAAACACCGAAATGCAAATCAGAGAGTACAACGGCGAAAGAGTTGTAACATTCAAGGACATTGACACGGTTCATCAGAGACCAGCAGGAACAGCAAGAAAGGCGTTTTATAGAAACAAAAAAAGATTTGAAGAAAACAAACACTATATCAGTTTAAAGCCTAAGGAAAATCCTAATGTCCGTTTAACGGACAATAGAAATATTTCCATTCCTAACAAGGGCATTACGCTGATAACCGAAAGAGGGTATCTTCTGCTTGTGAAAGCATTTACAGATGATTTATCTTGGAAAGTACAGGATATGCTTGTAGATGTATATTTCAAGGTCAGAGAAGTACATAAAGAGCCATATTACAAAGAACCGCTCGCAGAGGATTTCACGCCCAGAGTACCGATTGTATCTGACTGGTACGAGCGGAACAAGGGCAGGATTTACCGCTTGTGCAGATATAGCGGAAACAGCTACAGCTATCTGTATCATTGCATACTGAACCGACTTTCCGAAAGGTACGATTTAGATGCAGCAAGGGAGATTTACAAGAACGAGGTCGGGAAGTATCCAGAATACCAGATTGACATTGTAAAGCACTTCCCCGAGTTAGAGCAGGATGCGGACAGATTTCTTGACTGTATCGAGCGAAGGACCTACAGGTAAAAAGGAAAGGGGGCTAATAAAAGCCCCTCAATCCTAAAATATTCGTTTCAATATGTAACGATTGCCGCCACAGGTTACGATTGCCTTAGAGATTTCGTCAGAAACGATTTCTGAATTGGAAATTTCCAGAACCTTTACCAGAGATATACCGACATTGTCGCAGATTCTAACGAACGTGGACAGCCGCATATCTTCCGTTTCCTCATTGATGATATTATACATAGCCTTGTATGATAAATCACACTGGATGGAAAGCTGTGCAATGCTCCACCCCTTTAGAAGCATTGCGCGGCATAACTCGGTTTTGAGATTTGATATACATTGCCCCGGGTTTACCCCATAATTCACACACCTTTCTATTTTGTAGTTGAATGGAAAGTTTTGCTGAATGTTTGGTAGCCAACTGCAATGGAATCCTTCTCCCTTCTGGTATAATTGGCTTGTACCTAAAAAACAGGTACGCCGCAGTTCTGGTTATTGGGCGGCGTTTGGATTGGCGTTCTCACCGCCCAATATCTATTGTAAACCTTGAAAATAAAAAGTCCATAGAGGAAAATGTAGAATTATGTAGAAAGGGCGTTAAGATTATGACAAGAAATGATAATATTCATAGAACAAACGAATTTTATAGACAAGAAATCATTAAAATGACAAAGAATTGCGATAACAGGGAATTTTTGAAGGCGATATACACGGCGGTTAAGAACCTTTTTTTATAATTATTTTTTTACATAAAAATCGAGGGTTTGTACATTACCCTCGATTTTCTTTTACCATTTTTTCTGAATTTCGTTTATTAAATTTTCTAATACAATCCATCCAGATTCATCAAGATTTGAAAGAGCTGCAACAAGACGATGCTTAAAAGAATCTTCATCATCTTTCGTTACATCCGAAAGCATTTTCCAAATCTGTTCGCTTTTTGTTTTTTCGATGAACATTTCTCCAGTACCATCTTTTAGCCAGCTTTCATTTACATCAAATTCCCTGCAAATGTCTGAAATTGTTCGGGCAGACGGAACTTTCGTTCCAATTTCAATCTGTGCAATGAAATTCCTTGACAAGCCAATTTTAGAAGCGAATACATCTTGAGTCATTTTCAACTCTTTTCTTAATGTTTTGATTCTTTCGTTCAATTCTATCCCTCCTTTCATACCTATTATACACCGAAATATTTACTAAGTCAACATTTAGTATTGACATTGGGTTTCTTAGGGACTATAATATGTTTACAAGGTAAACGAAATAAGGAGGTGGTGGGATGAAAAAAGTATTTTACTTTTCTTTGGTTGCATTAGCGGTTTCTATTGTAGCCTTCATGATTTCAATATCAAGGGTAATATGATGGCTGCGATACTAATTGTGATGGAAACAATGGATGTTATGACAGAAATGTTGGAATATTTTCTGGATGATTCCGCCGTTTCCTTCGCTAATTTGGATTGTTCGATGGCTGCATCAGCTTGAATTTTTGAACTGTCTGCGACTGCTTTAGCAGATTCAGCTTGAGATTTTGCAGAATCAGCAAGATTGCGGAGTTCATGAGATGTTTTCTCAAGAAAAGCCGTCTGGTGTTCCATCATTTCAAGAGGGCTTTTACCTTCTTCATAATCTGGGGACATGGCATCTAAGTTGCTCTGCATTATTTTATTGATTCTATCATAATCATGAAACATTTTGAAAATCTCCTTTTTAAAGGGATTATACCACAAAACAGGGAAGGAGGTGAAACGATGGAAGAAAGAAAATTCGGAAAAATCATAGTGGATTTTACTTCTAAAGGCTCTATTCAGTGTATCGCTATAGCACAGACAGAAGAAGATAGAAACGACTTACTGAAAAGAGCCTACAGAGTAATATTTACGCCAGATACGGATGGAATCAACTGTTGGGTTCTGTTTCGGGAAAAATCGGAGGGCGGTCTTTAGACCACTCTAAATGAATCCATTGATAGTCTGGTGGAAAACCTTCTGAAATACCGATAAATCGCCAACCGCATTTTTCATAATCTGAAATGATTTGGTTTATCTGGGATTCCGAAAGGTTATCACATTTGATGATTCGTTTTTCCATAAATTTACCTCCTTATCATTTGATAAGGAAATTATAACACAGAAAGGAATGGTGCGATGAACGATTTGGTTCATATCCAAAATACTGATATTTCGGTAAAGGAATATCGAGGACAAAGAGTTGTAACATTGAAAGATGTTGATATGGTCCATGAAAGACCTGAGGGAACGGCGAGGGCAACTTTCAACAGGAACAAAAATCGTTTCAGAGAAGGGGAAGATTACTTCGTATGTGAAACGTACGAAGCAAAATCTCTCTTCAATGTATCAGCTCCGAACGGAATTTTGCTATTAACTGAGCAGGGATATTTAATGTTGGTAAAGCCGTTTTCAGATGACTTGTCATGGACGGTTCAAAGACAGCTTGTGAACGGATATTTTAAGACAAGGCGGCTTGTCAATGAGGAATTATCGCCGGAAACACAGCTTATCTTAAAACTGGCTCAAAGCATCGCCAATAAAGAGTTGGAAGATAAAGAGCGAGACAGGCAGATTGCCCTTGCGAATGAAACAGCGAAAAAGGCAGTTGAAACCACAGAAACAATTAAGGAAGCTGTTAAACCTGTACTGGATAATTGGCGGATTGAGATTAACAGAAAAATTAAACGTGTTCAGTTTAGTTCCAAAATTGATTTTCAAACATTGAATACCCAACTGTATTCAGAACTGGAACAAAGAGCCGGATGTGACTTGGGGACAAGGCTTAGAAACATGAAGCAGAGGATGGGAAATTCTGGTGCGACTAAAACCGCAATCAATAGTATCAGAAAAATTGATGTGATTGAGGGAGATAAGAAGCTTCGGGAGATTTTTTCAAAAATTGTTTCCGAGTACGAGATTAAATATTGCGCATAGAAGGGAGAAAGAAAGATGACCTTTGATAAATTAAATGAATTTGATGTTTTAACAGGATTTCGGTTTGTAGAAGCTCATGAGCAAACAGCGGAATGTAGTTATGGAGGAACCGCAAATGTTATCACGCTGCACTTTGAAAACGATAATCATGTTGCTGTAGATGTAGATTTTATTGACGGAGAACCTTATATTAGCGAGCTTTATGCGGTTGACGATAATGGGAAGAAAATTTAAGGAAGGAGGTGCAGGAAATGAGCGAAAAGGAAAAACAGGTAGTAGAGAAGCTGAAAGAAGCAATCCCCCAGATGTCCGATTTTGACAAGGGCTATATCCTTGGAAAAGTTGAGAGCATGGCGGAGCAGAAAAAAGAAGATACGGAGGAAAAGGAATGATATTGAAAGTTATTCTAATCGTTTTATATTTGCCGCTTTGCGGAATATATGCGTTAATGGCGATAAAAGAAAAAAGTAAATTGTTAGGGTTATGCGCTGCTTGCTGGTTCGTCTGTGCAGTTTTGAACTTATGTTGGTTAGCGAGGTGTTGAAGATGTATGTAAATCCATTTGTAGCAGGCGTTTTCGTGACAATCGCATCGGAAATGGTTCTGATTTTCCTGTATGCCTTTTTTAACCAGAAGAAGTAAGAAGGGCCGGGATAGGAAATGTCAATCGGGTTGCCGCGTAGAACGCCAACAAATAAAAGAGTAGTAGCCTGCAATATCTGCGGTAAGGTTTGGAACATTGCCGCAACGCAGGATACTAGGAAGGGCTATTATTGCCCGGAGTGTAGCAAAGGTAGGGGTGCAAAACATGAAAATCGAACAAATCAAAGAAGCAGCGGAAAAGAAACTGTTTGTAGGCAAGAAGATTAAGGTAATTGAGTTTGGCAAGGACAGTCACGGAGCGAATGTCCTGCGAAAAAGAAGAACAGGAACGGTAACAGGATTGTATCCGTTCATCTTCACAGCCATTTTTGCAGGAGGATACACAGAGAGTTTCCGCTATAGCCAGTTTTTTGAAAGCGATGGGGAAGTGGTGAGGTTATGAGAAATTGGAAACGGACTGCGTTTTACATCCGCCGCGGTCTGCTGCGGTGGGCAGCTATGTTTCTGGGAACGTTTCTTTCTCTTTGTGTCATGGTGTTTATTCTGGAAAATGCTGACGGGCGAATAATGTTTTATCTCGCAAGCGGCGTTATGATTGCAATCGCAATCGGCAGCTTGTTCTACGGAGGACAGGAAAAATGAAAAAGCCCGTATGCAATTTCAACTGTTTTGAATGTTTGCACCCAGATTGCATCTGCGATGATTTTTCGCGCAAGGAATATGTAACGGACGCTGAAATCAACAGAATTGCAGGGATGACGAGAAGCAAAACAGGCTTGAGAAAAAAAGAATACCTCAGAAAGTATTATTCAGAACGCAAAGAATATGCCAAAGCATACCAGAAAATCTATTACGAGAAAAACAAAGAGAAGATTCGCGAAAAGGCGAGGGAACGGTATCGGAAGAATAGAGAAAGATGTATCGCTAGCGTGCGCGCTTATCAGGAGAGCAATAAAGAGAAGGTAAGTGCTTACAAGAAAGAATATTCAAAAAAATACAAAAGGCGGAAGAAGGAGGAAAGAGAAAATGAAAAACGACAGAGAATTGACACCGGAGAATGAGTTGCAGGAGCTTTGGGAGCTGAACGGTAGGGTGAAGGCTGTTATTGCATATTTGAAAACAGACAAATTTGTGGATGCCGAACAAATCTTAGCTATGCTCACTGGTGGTGTTGACGATGGCTTACCTATGCAGGATAGGGATAAAGACTGAATGTGATGGTTGCGGATACTGTGAAAAAGAGCAGGAAGAATGTCCGCACTGCCAAGAAACGCAATATGAATACCTTTATAAAAGGGATGACGGAGAAATCGTAGGTTGTAGCGATTGTATAAAAAGGATGTGGAACGATTGACGGAAGTATTATTGAAAAAAATCAGCCTTAAAAATTACATGGGGGCTGAAAATGTGGAGGTTGACTTTTCCGAAAAAACGGAAATCAGAGGTAAAAACAGATGCGGAAAAACCACTTTGATGAACGCCTATTTCGATGTTATGACAGGTAAATTTGCGAATGGTGCTGCACCGACTAATATTTGTCCTGTGGATAAGAACGGCGAGGAAAAGCCTGTAAAGGAAATCGAAAGAACGGTTACTTTGGAAATCAATGGAATTGAACACGAAATTAGAAAAGTGACTAAAAGAAAGTACCGCAAGGGCGTTTTTGTCGGAAATGAAACTGTTTATATGCTTGATGGCGTTTCTGTAAAATCTGCGGAAGTAAACGATTTTTTAGCCAGTATCGCACCGCCCGAAACGGTAGCAATGTGTTCTAATGCATCGGTATTCTTTTCAGCTTTGAAAAAATCGACTGCGGATGCAAGAAAAGCTATTGAAGGTCTTTCTGGATTCGATGTGGAGCGTTTTTGTAAGGAAAATGCAGAATACCAGAGTATTTATGAACTGACCGCAGGAAAGAAAACAGAGGACGTATTGAAGCAGCTGAAAAAACGCCTTTCTGCCGAGAACGGAGAATTGGATAGGCTAAATGTAGAATTGGACTACGAGCAGCGTAGACTTGACAGGTCGGATGATTCTGATTTGCAGAAATTGGAATCCGAGAAAGCGATTATTATCGGAAACATTGATAGTATGGAGAACCTGAAAGAAACACTGAATATTTCTATAGACAGATATACATATCTTGTCGGTCTGGTTGATGACTTGAAAAAGAAGATTTCAGCCATTGAGGACAAGCAAAAGAAAGCCAAAAACGAGAAAATCGAAACTCTGAAAAAATCTATAGTGGATATCGATGCGGATATTGATAACTTTTCTGGAAAAGTTACAAAGTACAATGAATCAGCCGAGAAGGTTTTTGGGAAAATTTCTTCCTTAAAATCGAAATTCACTGTATTGAAAGACTCCCATTCTATCGTGGACGGGTTGCGGTACGGCGATGATTATGTTTGCCCGAAATGCGGCAGGGGGTTCAATTCAGAAGAAATAGAGGTTGTAAAAGAAAAATTATACAAGGAAAAAGAAGATACTTTATGTGAACTTAAAGACAAGGTTGATATTCTTGAATCCGCAATCAAAGCAGAAACTGATACATATTTATATTTTAATAAAAAATCAAATGAATGGGCTGAAAAGGTTTTTGATAAAAGAGAAACAAGAAAGTCTTTGGAGATTGAATTTGAAAAATTGATTTCTATCGGCTTTGAGAAAACGGAAGAATATAAAACGCTTGAAAAACGGCTCAAAGATGCAGAGGAAGAATCCTCTAAACTTTTTGAATCAACCGATTTATGGCGGCAAGTAACGGAGAGAATCAGCAACTATAAGGCTGACCTTTCGCAGAAAGAATCTGAAATCAAAGCTATTATCAGAGATACCGAAAACACAGAAAAACGAATTGAATTGTTGAAGGAATCCGTTAAGGAACAAGCGCAGAAAGCGGCTGACATTGAACGCCGGATTGATATGTTGCAGGATTTCAGCATTGCCAAAAATGCAGCTTTGGAAAATATGGTAAACAGTAGATTTGAGTTTATCAAACTTAAAATGAGCGAAGAAACATTGAGCGGAGATATCAAGGAAACGTTGAGAATCAATGTGAATGGCGTTGATTATTTTAACGGATTGAACCACGGAGACAGAATCCTTGCGGAAATCTTCCTATTAAAAGGATTGCAGGACATGAACGGAATCAAACTGCCGATTTGGATTGACGATACAGAATCCTTGGACGAAAACAGGATTCCGGATGTAAAACGTCAGTTGATTGTTATTCGCAGGACGGATGATGAAGTGCTGAATGTGCGCGAAATGGAGGGTTAAAAAATGAAATACAGAAAGAAACCTGTGGTAATTGAAGCGTTTCGGTTAAATGAAAGAGGTCTTGTCAGCGAGGACTGGTTTTGGGATGCGGTTAGTAGCAATAAAATCATTACACACGATTTCGGAAAGTTTTGCAATGCTCCTGCGTGGTGCGAGATAAATACATTGGAAGGAACAATGACTGCAAAGGCAGGGGACTACATTATCAGAGGCATAAAAGGGGAAATTTATCCTTGTAAACCAGACATTTTCGAGCAGACATATGAAGCATGTGAGGAGTGATGCAGCATGGATGAAATGACAGCGTTGGAGTTTCTGAAATGCAAGGATAGAATCTGTAGAACATATGCGTGTAACGTCTGCCCGATATGGAGAAGCAGACCAGACCAATCGGAAGGATGCGGTATCTTTTTGCGCAAGTATCCAGAAAAAGCAGTTTCCATCGTAGAAAAATGGTCGAGAGAGCATCCGAGAAAAACGATTTTGCAGGATTTCTTGGAGAAGTATCCGAAAGCAGAACTGATACATAACAAATTTCCAGAAATTTGCCCTTATTCTTTGGGATACGCAGAAAATAGACAGTGTGTTTTAGATACGGACGAACAGTTTTGTTCAGAAGAATGCGTAGAATGTTGGAACAGACCGTTGGAGGAGGAATAATTATGGCTGAAAATACACAGTTGGCAGAAAAGAAGGAATTTACAACAGCATTAAGTCAGTGGTCGAATGAAATTACAGGATTGATTACAAAAGACTATGATGCTTGCGGCGTTGTTTTTGATGAATATTCCAGAAAATGCGCTATGGAGGCAGTCGGCAGCATTTACAACCTTGTGAGGAATGACGGAAAAGCGAACATGAACTCTCTCGACAAAAGCAACTTGAGGGGCATCGTTGAAAATTGTGCAGGGCTGAAATTGAACCCTGCGGCATATCCGAGAGAATGTTATTTCCAGCTTAGAAACGTTAAGCGTGGGAACGAGTGGGTAAAGGTTGTTGAAATGGGTATCGAGGGTGCAGGATATGATTCCCTTCTTTCCCATTATGGTAAGGACGTTGAACAGGTTTATCCGTACTGGGTGGTTAAGGAAGGCGATACCTACATCCCTCCAAAACATAAAGGCTTGGAACTGACACCGCCGGAATGGGAAGAAAAAGGTTTGTCCGATAAAGCGGTTAGGGTGGTGTATCCTGTCAAATTGACAGATGGCACAGTAACATATCTGACGGCTGACAGAGCAAGTGTAAAGGTCAATTTGTTGGCACACGTGAAGCAAAATATGATGAACGCCACATTCGGTGTTTGCGAGGACAGATACAAGGCTACAGATAAACAGAAAGCGGAAATCAAAGCCAAGAAGGATGAAATTTTGAACGCATTGAAAGCGTGCAGTACAGTTGATGATATGTTGGAATGTGAAGCCGCAAGACCTTTTATCAGCGGAGCATGGCTGGACATGCCAGAGAGCATGATTCAGCGGAAAATGTGCAACAATGCCACGAGGAAATATCCGAAGGATTATGACCAGATGGCGAGACAGGCACAAATTGAATTGGACGATACATACCGTCAGACGCAGGATGATGTTGCGGAAAGTGCAAATTCGGTTGATTTTGACGAGGAAAACATCATTGATGGGGAAATTGTACAGGAGGGATGATTTATGAGAATTATTAGTCAGGACGGAAGATTTGATTTGCCGTATGAACTTGTTGTAGTTTCGATTGACACTGTAGACAAAATGACGATTATCGCTTATGCAGTAAATTCAGATGACAGTGAAATTTGGAAATTAGCTGAATACTCCACAAAAGAAAAAGCCGTAAAGGCTATGGAAATGCTGAGGACGGAATGTGGAAACTTCACAGAAACAAGCAGCATCAACGGAAATTATTTCGCCTTCGATTATCCGAAATTATTTCGGTTTCCGCAGGATAGCGAGGTGTGATGATGATAGCCGATACAAATATAGAGTATATCTCAAAAACAGAACATGTTGAATTTGTCAATTATACAGGTTCTTTCCCTAATTTATGCAGAGGGGTATTGACTTTAAAAATTGACGGCGAAATAGTTAAATTCGGTCATGATTATAAGGATTATTGTTTGAAAACATCAAAATTTAATGATTCTAATTATGATTCGTTTTGGCACTCTGGCGGATGGATAGATAAAGAATATTACTCACACTCAGGAGAATGGGAAATATACTTAAACAAATTACCGGAACAATACCGTCAGTATGCAATAGAAATAGATTTTGTTTTTAATTCTTGCGTGAGACATGGATGTTGTGGAGGTTGTTCTTGACGAAATTAAAATGTATTGCAATAGGAAGATACCATGTTGATGGGATTGAATAATCGTTAGGAGGTGCAAAAGTGCTGCTAAAAACGATAGCAACAGGTTCAAGTGGAAATTGCCATGCACTCATTGCAGACACAGGAGAGATTCTTCTTTTGGACTTGGGGGAGAACGAAAAGAAGATTAAGAAAGGAATCGGGTGGAAAATTTCTGATGTTGTCGGTGCAATTGTTACGCATAAACACGCCGACCACTCAAAATCGGTCAAGGATTTTGAGCGAATGGGGATTCCTGTTTTCAAGCCGTATGAAAATACAGAAACTTTCGCAAAAAAGTATTCTGGTTTCAAAATACAGGCATTTGATCTTACAACGATTGATGGCAGATGGACGCACACAGATGCAGACGGAACGGAATGCCCTTGTTATGGTTTCCTTATTGAACATAAGGAAATGGGGAGAATGATTTATATAACGGATACAGCCATTGTCAAATGGCGGTTCAAAAATATCAACCACATTCTTCTCGGTGTAAATTATGACAAAGATATGATTTATCCAGATAACGAAGGAAAAAAGAATCATATTTTCGGCGGTCACATGGAGATTGATACAGCTTGCGAGTTTGTAAGGGCGAATTATTCGCCTTCCTTGCACAATGTCATAATGTGCCATTTGTCAGCCGATAATGCCGATGCCGATAAATTCATCGAGCGCATGAAAAAAGCGTGTCCTGCGGCGAATGTGTACGCTGCTGGGCGTAATGATGGTTGGTGGTTAAGGAATGGCTAAGGTTTGTATATGTTTGAACGCAGATATTAAAGGAAAGGATGGCATTTGTCCTTGCTATCAGTGCGAAGAAAGATTTGTCGGGTGTCATTCTTCCTGCGAAAAATTTGGTGCTTGGAGCGAAAACCACAAGAAGAACAAAAGGGAGATTCAAAAGAAAGTATACATAGAGCGACAGGCAGATTATAGGAGAAAAGACTATCTGCAAAAACGCAGAGCGGAAAGAAAGAGAGGGAACTATGAATAAGTGCATTTTCATCGGGCGAACCACAAGGGACATAGAGCTGCGGTATACGCAAAGCAAAAATCCGTTGGCGGTCGGGAACACGAGCCTTGCCGTAGAATCTGGATACGGAAATAAGAAGGAAACGTATTTTTTCAACATAACCGCTTTCGGCAAAACGGCAGAAACAATGGAAAAGTTTGTAAAGAAGGGTACGAAAATTGCGGTTGAGTGCGAAGCCAAAGCGGATGAATACACAAACAGGGAAGGAAATAAGATCAGACAGGTTTCTTTCCTTGTCAAATCCTTTGAGTTTATGGAGAAAAAATCCGCAAGCGGAAACACACAGCAGCAGGGCAAAAATGAAATGCCGCAGGATAACGGAAACGGTTTTTACCCTGTGAACGAAAGCATTTCTGATGATGATTTGCCGTTTTAAAAAATAAGAAAGGTGGAGACTGATTTTGAGAATAGAAAATTTAATCGTTTTTTTGAAAGAGAATTTTGAAAAAGGTATACAAATGTTCGATACTCCGAATATTGCAGGCGATTTAATGTTTCTTATTTATAAGAAGGACGATATAACGGTGTTGTTCGCACCGGGATATAACTATATCGAGATATTCGGAATATCTGATGAAGAATTTGAAAGAGTTGAAAAAGAGGTTAATCGGAAAAGGCGGTAATATTATGGATTTGAAAGACATCAAAACAGAATTGTTCAATGACAATTTCCAAAACTATAAGCGTTACGGTATCCCCAAAGCGCAACTTGTTATTGCCGATATACCCTACAACGTGGGTACGAATTTCTACGGTAGCAATCCCATGTGGTATAAAGATGGGGACAATAAAAACGGTGAAAGCAAACTTGCAGGAAAAGCCGCTTTTAATACAGATTTTAATTTCAATCTGTACGAGTATTTTCATTTTTGTAGCAAGTTGTTGAAGAAAGAAGATACGAAAACCGTATCTCGTGGAAGAAGTAGCAACAGTCCTTGCATGATTGTTTTTTGCAGTTTTGAACAGATCCCAACACTCATCAACGCCGCCGAGAAACATGGATTCGTAAACTACATACCTTTGGTTTTCTGTAAGAATTACAGTCCACAAGTTTTAAAGGCGAATATGCGTATTGTGGGTGCTACAGAATACGCCCTCGTATTTTATCGGGGGAGACTGCCGAAATTTAGAAATGGTTGTCAGCAGGACGAGAACGGAAAGAATATTCGCGGTACAGGAAGAATGATTTTTAATTGGTTCGCGTGGGAGAAGGACCGGAAGGAGATTCCCAAAATTCACCCTGCGCAGAAGCCCGTAGCCGTGATTAAGAAACTGATTGAGATTTTCACCGATGAAGGGGACATCGTGATTGACCCATGCGCCGGAAGTGGTTCGACACTGAGGGCAGCCATGGAGTGTGGCAGGAACTCATACGGATTTGAAATATCGAAAGAATTTTATAAGCGTGCAAAGGAAGAAATGCTCGTTATGAAAGAAGAAATGCAACTTCACTTGTAAGGTGGCTGGTAGATGGGAAATAGAATTGATTTAACAGGTCATAGATTTGGAAGATTGGTTGTTTTGGAAAGAGCAGAAGACCATATTACAAAAAGCGGAAAGAACGTTAAGCGGTGGAACTGCTTATGCGATTGCGGAAATAAAACTATTGTTCGACACGGAAACTTGAGAAATGGAAAAACAACTTCATGTGGTTGCCTTCATAAAGAAAAAGTGGGAGCAATAAACAGAACGCATGGGCTTTCCACAAAGCACGGTAGATTATATCCTTTATGGAAAAGCATTAAATACAGATGTTACAACAAAAATGCCAAAAGTTATAAGGATTATGGCGGCAGGGGTATAAAAATGTGCTATGAATGGCTGAATAATCCAAAAGCATTTTGTGATTGGGCTGTTGCTAATGGCTACAAAGAAGAAAAGACAGACAAGCATATAAATGTATTGACAATAGACAGGATAGATGTAAATGGTGATTACTGCCCTGAAAATTGTAGGTTTGTCACAAATGAAGTTCAGGCAAGAAATAAGAGAGATACTATTCCAGATGAAGAACGTTATAGGATTTGCCCTATTTGCGGAAAAGAATATGAAGTTTCATCAAGAAACGGAGCAAAAACTTGTAGTTATGAATGTGGTTTTAAGTTAAGAACCAAAACACACCCGAACACAAAAGATTACACAAAAATCTGTCCTATATGCGGGGAAAGTTTTAACGCAAAAAGGGGAGGTCATTTTAATCAAGCTGTATATTGCAGTGCAAAATGTAGGAATATATCAAATTCTCCAGTATGGGAATATAACGGAGAAAAACTCCGTGTTGTTGAATGGGCAGAAAGATTAGGGGTTACTCCTCATTGTCTATTACACAGAAAGGAGTTGGGGTGGGACATCGAAAGAATATTAACCACTCCACTAAAAGGTGACAATAATGGGAAAGCCAAATTATAAACAGATATATGCAATTAAGGCAGAACGAGAGGCCAGAATTAAAAAAATCTGCCCGAACATTCCGTATTCAAGCGGTATCTATGTGTTTTATAGGACTGATGAGGCGCAAATTCGTCGGGCGTATTGCGGTCAAGCAATCAATTTGTGCGAGAGGTGCGCTTCTCATTTGGGTGAATACGACCATATCGCATTAAGTCTTAAAAAGCATGGATTTTACAGTGGCGAAAATCCGTATGGTTGGAAACTGGCATTTAAAACTTGCCCTAAGAGCGAGTTAGACGAAAGAGAGGTTGCAACGATTAAGTCATTCGCAGATGACGGATTTCAAATGTATAACGTGACCGCAGGTAGCCAATCAATAGGAAAGCTTGTGACAGGGCAATATAAGCAGCCTAAAACCTATTCACAAGGCGTACAGCAGGGCAGAAAGAATCTTGCGAAGGAATTATCGCATATTGCCGAAAAGCACCTCACAATCGAAATTAGAGCGGATAAGAGGGGTAATAAGATTTCGGAACGGCAGTATGAGAAATTTATAGAATTGATGAAAGGTGGCGAATAACAATGAGCGGCAGAAAAACGGCTCCGGAAACATCTGTCGGAGGATGATTTTGGAGTGGTCAGAAGAACTGCGGAGGGATTTGGACAGGAAACTGACTGGCTGGAGGAACTAAAACGCTACAGGGACTTGGAAGAGCAGGGGCGGCTGTTGGTGCTGCCCTGCAAGGTCGGAGATACGGTGTATGAAATCCTCGAAGAAACCGTACCGAACCACTATTTTTATATCAGCGAGCACAAGGTGCAGGATGTATCAGCGAAGGCTGTCAAGTACGCTGACGAATGGGAATCGTATGACTATGAGAATCTGTATTTCACAAGAGAAGAAGCGGAAGCGGCACTGGAGAGAAGGAGGGAGTGAAAAGTGATAGGAATGGTTATTTTGGCAATTTTGATAATCGTGTACATAATGATTGGGTACGGTCTTTTTCTGAGCGCAATTATTGAAGATTATACACAAAACGTATGGAAACCGATTATTTGTTTTTTATGGATTGTTTCCCTTTGGTTTCCCTATGGTGTTTATAGCTATTTGAAAGAAAGAATGACAAAGGATGAATCTTGACGAGAAAATCAAAAATAAATAAGAGCGTGGTGTTGTTTATGGCAATATACAGGAATTTACACATATCGTTTTGGACGGACAGCAAGGTCGAGGACGATTTCACGCCAGAGGATAAGTATTTCTATGCTTATCTTCTGACAAACCCACAGACGAACATCTGCGGCTGCTATGAGGTCAGCTTTAATCAAATATCGCACCATACAGGATACACGAAGGATACAATTTCAAGATTGATTAGCCGTTTTGAAAACGTGCATGGCGTGATTCGGTACTGTGCAGAAACAAAGGAAGTGTTGATTCTGAATTGGCATAAGTACAACTGGAGCAAGTCAGAGAAAACGCTTGCAGGAGTTGAGAATGTGGCAAAGCATATTAAGTCCGATGATTTTAGGCGGTACGTTATGGATACGGTAAATAAGGTCAGGGGCGGCGAGGAAGAAGAACCGAAAAACATTCCTTCTGTTTCCGAAAAGAAAGTGTCCTATTCGGATATGCTGAATGACATGATTTTAGAATTTGGTATTTCTGACTACTTGTTGGAATCGGTGCAGGATTGGATTGCATACAAGGGAGAGAGAAATTTCAAGTACAAAGAAAGAGGTTTGCGGACGCTTTTAAAAACAGTGTCGGAAAAGTCAACACAGTACGGAGATGTAGCAGTGTCAACGGCAATAAACGAAAGCATTTCAAGTGGCTATCAAGGTATTGTTTGGGAGAAAATAGGGAAGAATAGTGGAGTTGCGACAGGAGGCGAGATAAATTGGGGCAAAGTTTAAAGGTTGGAGATACCATAAAATGCAAAGATGCGGAAGAAGCTTTTTCTTACATGAAAACACTCATATCTGCTGGATATCAAACAGATTTTATGTATGAGAAGGATGGAGAAAGTGGTATTTGGATTGTCATTGAGAACGGAGTGAGCAACATTGAAGCGTGAAGAAACGGTACAAATCATTCGTATCATATGTGACTGCTTTGCAAATTTCAAGCCAAGCAATCTTTCGGAGACCATAGATGTATGGAATATGATGTTATCGGAATATTCATACAAGCAAATTTCCGTTGCATTGAAATCCTATATCCTGTCTGATACGAGCGGATTTGCACCGACAATAGGACAGTTGGTTGACATGGTTCATTCTATCAGCAAGCCGCAGGAATTGAACGAAATGGAGGCGTGGTCGTTAGTCAGTATGGCGATTAGAAACAGCGGATACCGATATACCGAGGAATTTTTGAAACTTCCTACAATCATTCAACGTGCAATCGGAACACCAGAGCAGTTGCATATTTGGGCTACGGATGAAGATTATAACGAGACAGTGGTCATGAGTAATTTTCAGAGGTCATATAGGCTGGTGCTGATGCAGAAAGACGAGAGTGCAAAGTTGCCAACAGAAGTACAGAATTTGCTTTCTAATAATGAAAATCCTGCCAGAATAGAAATGCAGGATAGAATTAAGCAGCTTTCTAATGCGTTTGACGAAAAGAGCAAATTACTGATTGAAGGCAAGGAGAAGAAGGAAAGAGTAGTAAGTGATTCTGTTATGGACACTGTTCATGCAGAATTGGAAAAGATAAAGGCAATGAATATCTGATAAAAACCAGAACGGAGGAAGATTTATGAAAACGCCAATCGTAAAATCGGACCAAGGGAAACCACAGCTTAACCTTGTGCCGTTGGAGATTTTAGAGCCATTAGCAAGGGTACGTGAATTTGCCGTTGAGAAATACGGTATGGAAGGGATTGAGGCATGGAGAAATATCTCCGATGACAGACTGTTAGCCGCCCTACTGCGGCACACGGTATCTTACCAGAAAGACCATGACGCGCGAGATGAAGAAAGCGGACTGCCTGCTGCATATCATGTAGCTATCAACGGCGTATTTCTTGCCATCAAGGCTATGGAGAGAATGAAAGAAAGATGCGGATACCAAGTCAAAGAAATTAACTTTTACGAAAATCTTCCGCCAGAGTTGCAGAAAAGGGTAGACAAATTCATTTCTGCGGTTTACGAGGGTGGTGTGAAAGATGAATCTGAATCAGATTGAAAAGAGAAAGCGGTATCAGAAGCAGAAAAGAATCATTGAAGAAGCGAAGAACGAAGCTATTGAAAATATGCAGAAAATCATTGATAGAGGGCTTTCTTCTCAAATGGAACTGGTTATGTTGCTAGTCCTGCATGATAAATTCGGATTCGGTTCAGAACGTTGCGCCAAAGCGTTAGTTGCCTTTGAACAGCTTTGGGCTGATGTTGGGGACAAGCACCTTTCGCTTGATGATATTGAGGAAGTAGTAAAGGCTGAAATTGGAATCGAAATGACGGAGGATACCATTTTCCAGACCGACAAGAAAGGGAATAAAAAATTGCTTTGGTCTAATGAGGATACATAAAGGAGGTATTCCTAAGTGGCTTTGCGTAATTTGACAAAGCCAGAATTGCGAAAAATTATAGAGAACGCCAATTTTACCGAGGATGAGATGATGGTATTTCAACTGTCCAGCAACGGTTCCCCTATTGATTATATAGCGGACACGATGAAAATATCATCATCTACGGTAAATCGTATTTTGCGGAAGATTTATAAGAAAATGGAAAGGATTGAGGATATGTCGAAGCCAGAAGTGCCAGTTTGGCAGAAAGTAACAATGACGATTGATGAAGCGTCCGCATATAGCAGTATCGGGACTTCAAGAATAAGAGAATTGGCTAACAACCCAAGATGCACGTTTGTTCTGACCGTAGGAACAAAAAAGTTAATCAAAAGAAAGGAATTTGATAAATTCATTGAAGGAAGTATCGAATTGTAGACAACGTAAAGCCCCGTATGGTAGTATGAAACTGTATGGGGCTTTTCTCAAATCGAAAGGAGTGTAATAGAATGGGGAAAGACCTTAAGGGAAAAGAATTAGGCGTTGGTATCAGCCAACGAAAAGACGGAATGTATACGGGTCGATTTACAACGAAGTCTGGAAAGCGAAAACAGAAATACTTTCATAAGTTGCAGGAGTGCCGAGCATGGATGGCAGATGCACAATTTGAGGATGAACACGAAAACGTGTTATTATCTGGTTCTCCAACGGTAAATGCGTGGTTCGAGTATTGGCTTGAAGAAGTGAAGGGGGGCGGAATTAGGGTTTCAACAAAAAATAACTATGAAAACCAATGGAAAAACTCAGTTTATTCAACGATAGGAGATATGGAACTCAAAGACGTTAAGCCGATTCATTGTCAAAAAATATTAAACGATTTAGTTGCAAATCATAGAAGCAGCACAATTAAGACATACAGGACTTTGATGTGGTCTGTTTTCGAGTGTGCCGTTGAAAATGATTTCATACAAAAGAATCCAGTCGGAAAAACAAAAGTAACAGGAGGAGGAAGAACAGAGGGGAAGCAGGCTCTTACATTGGACGAACAGAAACTCTTTCTGCAAGAATCAAGGTGCTATGTTTACTACAACGGGTTAGCTTTTGTTTTGCAAACAGGTCTTAGGGTTGGAGAACTGACTGCGCTAAAGTGGTCTGATATTGATTTTGAAAACAGAAAAATGAGCATAGAAAGAAGCGCGACATGGATAAAGGGACAAGGTATTGTATTCGGCAATACAAAAACAGAGAGCGGCAGAAGGGAAATACCGCTTACAAAAGAAGCAATCGAAATATTGAAACGGCAGAAAGAAAAGAACAGTCAAAACAAAATTGTCCCAATTCAATATAAAGATTTTGTATTTATCAATTCAAAAGGCTCGCCGATTCCAAGATGCGCATATAACAAGGGTATATGGGCGGCATGCGACAGGGCAGGAATACGACGTTTTTCAATACATTTGCTGAGACACACTTTCGCTACAAGGTGTATTGAAAATGGTATGCGCCCAAAAACCCTTCAAGCAATCTTAGGTCATAGCAGAATCGAAATGACGATGAATTTGTATGTTCATGTTACGGAGGATTCCAAGGCAGAAGAAATGGAAATGATAGAGTGCAATTTGAAATTGGTGTAGAAAATGGTGTAAAAGAAAATATGAAAGCGAGTTTTTGTTGATAAATCAAGGGTTTCTGGATATATGCTCCTTTTTATGGTATATTAAAGATGCGGTTTTTTATTCACAAACAAATATATTGAAATAACTTTAAAAACTCTTGAATAACTTTATTTTCAATGGTTTCAATCAATTCATACGAAAATGATAAACATTGAATAACTTTTCAAAACCAATGAATAACTTTCAGAAAAATGGTGTAAAATTGGTGTAGTGGTGTAGAATTGGTGTAGAAAAGCCCCATACAAAACAAAAAAATATATGACAGAAAGTTGAGCGAAAGATGACACTTTTGGCTCTTTTTTTTATGCGAAAATATATTTATAGAGAGGATGATGGAAATGTTTTCAGATGAAGTATTAGAAAAAATTTTCAGTAGGGAAGATGTAATGAAGATACCTCTGACGTACCAGTCTGTTATGGTTCGGGCGGTGCAAGAGGTATTGGAAAAGGAGGGAATTGACTATGCAACCAAATCCTTATCAGAGCATGAACTATAATATCCAACCAGCGTATCAGCAGTATGGGTATAATCCGTACTTCCAACAACCGAGAATGCAGCAACCACAGATAGAGCCATTGCAGACCACAAATCAGTTTCAGCAGCAGTTACAGAGCGGCATAAATGGTCGAGTGGTACAGTCTGTGGAAATGATAACAGCAAATGACGTACCTATGGATGGTTCGGCGGCGTTCTTTCCAATGCAGGATATGAGTGCAATATTGGCTAAGTCATGGAACGCCGACGGCACAATTAAAACTGTAATTTTCAAGCCGATAAATGAGACTGTTCCTCAAAACGAAATCCAAAACAAAGAGAATTTGAAAATTGACTTGTCGGACGGTACAGTTTCGGCTTTTATGGATAGATTTGATGAACTGTCGGAAAGATTAGAGCAGTTGGAGGTTTCCATAAATAAAACCACACCGAAATCAATCGCACAATCGACAAAGAGAAAGGCTGATGCAGAATGAAAAACTTGTTTCAATTATTTAGCGGCATAAAGAATCCGCAACAGTTTTTACAAAGCATGATGAACAATAGTCAAGTGATGGGAAACCCTATGGCGAAAAATGCCATTGACATGATGCAGAATGGGGATGCCAAAGGCGTAGAGCAGATGGCAAGAAACCTCTGTAGAGAGAAAGGGGTAAACCCTGACGAAATAATGCAACAAATGAAAGATAAGTTTGGAATGTAAGACATATTAGAGGTTGCGCGCAAAAACCTTGGTGCCTCTTTATGAATAAAATAATCAATCAAAAGGAGGAATCTAATATGTTCAACTCTACAAACAATACACCTTTTACTATGCCTGTAATGCCGGCAACAGGCGGTTATGGCAATGACGGTGCTTTTAGCGATGGCGGCTGGCTGTGGATAATCGTAGTTTTCGCTCTGCTTTTCGGTTGGGGCAATAACGGTTTCGGCGGTTTCGGCGGTAATGGCGGCGGCTATGTAGCAACGGCAGCCACACAGGCGGATATTCAGAGAGGCTTTGATACACAGTCTATCATTGGCAAACTGGATGGTATCTCCAACGGTATGTGTGATGGTTTCTATGCACAGAACACAACTCTGATGAATGGTTTCCATAGTGTTGATAACGCTATCTGCAATCTTGGATACCAGACACAGCATGGGTTTAATACAGCTAACGTGGCTATGATGCAGGGTCATAACGCATTGCAGGCACAGCTTGCGGATTGTTGCTGCCAGAACAGAGAAGCAATCGCACAGGTAAGATATGATATGGCTAAGGACGCTTGTGCATTGAATAACACAATGAACACAAACACCAGAGACATTATCGACAACCAGAACGCAGGAACAAGAGCAATCCTTGACTACCTGTGTGCAAAGGAAAATGCGGATTTGAGAGACAAGGTTCAGAAACTGGAACTTGCTGCGTCTCAGTCCGCACAGAACGCATACATCACAGCAAGTCAGGATGCACAGACAGCTGAATTGATTAGAAGAATCAACCCTATGCCTGTCCCTGCGTATAGCGTTCCTGCGCCTTATCCTTATTCCGGATACGGTAACGGTTGCGGTTGTGGTTGCTAATGACAGACAACCAAAATAAAGGGTTATCTTACTTAGATATGCTTACCGTCCTGTCTGTGTTTTTACAGTTTGTAACGTGTCAGCAAGTATCGAACGATACACTACTGAAAGAATTGCATAGGCAGGATGGGTATTATCTGGATAAGATAATGAAAGACCAGAAGGAAATACTAAAAATGCTATCTGATATTAAATCAGACTTCGCCCGCAGTGGTTGATACAAAGAGGGTAGGCAGAAGTCTACCCTTATTTTTTTAGGAGGTGTTATTTTATGGCTTGCAAGAACGTGTGCCGACTTTGCGATAATTTCATTATGTCGCAGTCAGTGAATTTTACAGGTGGAAATCTGGTTATAGATTTACCCGCTGGCAGTTATGCAGACTGCCGAAAAGTTTGTATTGTGGTGGCTCAAAAAATCCCCGATGCCACTACAATCAATGCTCCTGTTTTTATTACGATTGGCGGCGGTACTGTGCAGTATCCGCTTATGAAGCGTAATTGTAGACAGGTTGTAGCATCTGGCTTGAGAACAAGAACCAGATACAAAACCGTAGTTGAGACAACGAACAATTCTGGATTGTTCAGAATGATAGGGGAACCCTGCTGTACGCCAGATAACAGATTATCTGCTATCAACGGAGAAGGTGCCCCCGCAACAACGGACGGAGGTGAATAATTTATGCACATTGAGAGAATGCACAAAATGATTGAGTGTCTTTGCGAAAAGGCATGGTCCGAAATGGAAAAAGGTCTGGAATGTGTTGATACCGCCGAAATGGGTCAGGTTGTCGATATGATTAAAGACTTAAACGATGCCGAATACAAAGCGGTCATTACAAAAGCTATGCAGAAAGCAGAAAAAGAGGACGAAGAAGAAGATAAGGAAATCCTTAGACGGTTGAAATCCGAATACTACGAGGACGGAGACAGGCGTTTCTACGACCATTATAGATACGCTGACGGTCGATTTGCACCAAAGGGCAGAGGAACACGAAGAGGCTATACAGAACCGCCTTATTACTTCCAGACACCCGATATGTATCACGAATGGGATAGCAAGAGTGATGCGGAGCGTGGCAGAGATTTAGACCGTATGGGCGGTAGAATGTACTACACCGAACCCATGATGAGCGGCTACGATAAGGCAAAACGCCACTACACAGAAAGTAAGGAAATGCACAAGGGCAATTCACAGGCTGATAAAGAGCAAAAGATGCGCGACCTTGAGGCATACATGAAGGAGCTTTCTGGTGATGTGACAGAGATTCTTTCGGATATGACACCAGAAGAACGTACTCTTTTGAAAGCCAAAATGACAACGCTTTTGCAGAAAATCGGCTGATATAAAACGGATAGGGGGAAAACACCCCTATCTTTTTTTTTAAATTGGGGGTGCTAACAAAATGGTGTTTGAGATAAACGGCGTAAAGTGGAGCGTTGTTTCCG